CTCAGGTCGAGGGTATATCTTCCCGGATTACGCTTACCAGATCGGCAAGGGTGTCGTCCTCATGCAAACGTTCATCCAGGACGGCCAGGAGAGCAGCTACATTCTCTATGCCCCACTGCCTGGTAATCTGATCGCCGACGACGTCGAGTACATCGACAGGCTCCATAGCTTTTCGCACGTAGGAGGCCAGTGAATGAAGCGAACAGCTCAGGTCGAACTGATCCTCCCACGTTGGATGGGGACCATTGCAGGAGTGCTTCTCATTGTATCGATTGCCCTGGTGCTAGGGATGGTCGAGCAAGCACGTACCATCGACCAGCAGACGGTGCGTCTCAGGGAGCTATATAGGACAGTCGATGAATTCGCTTCCAGGCTGGAAGAACTCGGCAAGGATCGCAAGATCTTGCGCGAGCTTCAGGACTGGCGTGTCGGCATTACCATCGCATCTCGTTCAGGTTGGGGCGCTGCGAACCGCTACATCCAGCAGAACCCTTTGCCCATGCCGGACGGGGAACAATGATGTCAACCAATATCGGTTGATCGTTTGTGTTATCCAATGACCAGACAGAAAGGACAATGGGTATATTCATGACTGACGATAGCGACGACGAAAAGCACACTGCGGAGGAATTGATCTGCCAACGGTGCGGATTTCCCCTCACAGAGAACGAGATCAAACACCTCATCTACGGATTCCACGAGGAGTGCATGTGAGGTCTTGGACTAAATAGGAGACTCAGCGTTGCAGAGATAACATAAGTGAAATGAGTTCCAATTATTACTGGGAGAGATACCTTACTATGTGTCTATACACAAAAGAATATCCCCTGGATCGAGCCAAGTGGTTAAGCGCGGCATTTCACTGGCGATACACCTATGGCGATGAAGGTGGGCACTCATGAAGGCCCGCTATCATATCATCGTGTGGCACGGTAAATGCGGATCAATCGGCCAAGTGATAGATAGAAAGACCGGCCGCACCAAAGGGATGACCTCGACATTCCGCGACAAGGCAGGATGGCGAAACTATGTCAACCAATATCGGTTGATATCGACTATGTCAACCATTTTCGGTTGACACAAGTTGGCGCACAACTGGGATACCTGGAATAAGATAATAGGTATTGACAGCTTGTTCCAGTTGTGGTATTCTAGGCTCGTAACAGTAACACCAACATTCAATCACAGCAACAATTGGAGGTTCAAATGAATCTAATTCTCAAGGCAAAACACAACGACAAGAGGGTCACCCTGGAAAGTCTCGGCAAGCTGTCCGACCCGGTTGCCCTCGGTTCCCGCCATCATCCCTTCCGCTACGACGAGATCGTCAATGAGCTTCAGGACGGTGCTTCCCGCGCCGGATACGAAGTCGCCAGCACCGAACTGGCTCTCTCCCGCGGCCAGAAGATGCTCCTCGGCATCCTCCAGCTGGTCCGCAGTCGCGACTCCTACATCGGTGGGCTTCGCTCCAACATGGCGCTCGGCTTCCGTGCCTCCACGCACAGTCTCTCCGCTCTCAAGTGCGTCGCTGGCTCTCACGTCTTCCTCTGCTCGAACCTGATCATCTCCGGTGAGATGTTCATCGTGCAGCGCAAGTTCACCACGGGCCTGCGTCTCAAGGTCGCTGTCGACACTGGGTACGACATGTTTCTCAATCAGCACAAGCAGATGACGGAGAAGGTCGCCCACCTCGAACGCTACACTCTCGCCGATCCCGAGGCGAAGGCCATGACGTTCGACGCCGTCACCAAGTACAACATGCCGCTCACGATGACTCGTGACGTGGACAAGTGGTACTTCGGTACCAAGAACGAGGAAGGCATCACCGAGGATTGCGCTCCTCGCACCAAGTGGGGACTGCACAATGCGTTCACTCGCAGCCTTCGTGAGTTCCCCGCTCAGTCACGATTCGAGCACTCGCAGACCGTGGGCAGAATGTTCGGGCTCTAAGTTTCCCCAACAAAAAGGAGGATAGAAAAATGGTAGCACTCTTCATTCTCGCAATCGTGTTCCTGCTCCCCGCATTGTTCGTGGTTGGTTGCTGCAAACTCGGCTTGAAGGCCGCGAAGGATGGCAGCACCGTCGTGAACATCGGTCGGTAACAGAGATCGCTAGCATCGTTGGTTAGGGCGACCAATCGCCGGGGTAGCAATCGTGTTGCCCCGGCTTCTCTAAGGGAGGAAGACATGGGAGTTTTCGATCAGCCAGTGAGCAGACCCGAGTTCGTGAAGGATGAACACCTGGAGTTCCTCGACGACCTCCGCGAGTCCGGTGTGACCAACATGTTCGGTGCAACGGTGTATCTGGTCGACGAGTTAGGACTCGACAAGAAGGTGGCACGTCAAGTCTTGGGGTACTGGATTAAGAGTTTCGGAAGGGCGGATCGATGAACCAAGAACTGTGCAGCCCTCGTTGGGGCTGCGAATGCAGAGAACTCGGACGGATGCTCGACATCCACAACATCCACTGTCCTCGGTTCGAGGAGCAGGAGACCGCACGGCTGGCGGCGCTACGGGCCGACCTCGACGCGATGCAGGGGTTGATTCGAGTACCGAAGGAGAAGCTGTGAAGTTCATCAAACCTACTCTCACCGATATCCCTGGTGACACTTCCGATTTCGTCATGGGACGCTCGGGAGAACTCGTCGGGTTCAGCAAGAGGTTGGCCGTGTGGCGCTACGGCTTCCTCGGTGGCTCCGATATGGCTGCTGCCTTCCAAGTCTACACTGCCGGGTTCATCTGGATCATGGCAACTCACAAGGGGAAGATCGTGGACCGCACCGACAACATTCTCGCGTTCAGCCTGTCGCAAAGCTGGCATGACGTGATAGAAGAGGAGGTGACCTTTGCTCAAAGCCGGACAAATCATTCGGTTCACTAAGGATGACCCACAAACCTGGGAGGTTCTCCGCGTGAATCAGTGCGCTGCTACTGTTCGTTGTACATCAAAGCGTCCTCAGAGCTTCGTGACTAGAGAAGACGTGGAGGTCGAGTTCGATGCACCCGGCAAGCGAACGACTATCTCGTCCAATTCCATGGTGGAGATCGTTGAAGATGTCCCAACGTAGAGACGAACTGATTGCGGAAATTTCCTATCGCATGAAGCAGAGTCATGAGACAATGATGATGCTGGAAGCGATGGAGATCAACAAGCAGCCGAACAACGCACTGGAGAACTGGCTGAAGTATTTGAAACGATCCAACATCACTGGACGGAAGGAGCAGGAATGATCAAGCTCAGGGCAACTATAACGGTTGAATACGAATTTGATTCGAACGCCTACAGTTGCTCTGTAGCCGAAATAGTAAAGTTTGAACAGGAGTACACCAATCCTCGCGACTTCCTGTTAATCGGCGGACGCTCGGTCTGGGTCAAAGTAGTGTTGGTAGAGGCACCGGACCCAGGCCACAAGAACCCAGGCCGGAAGATTGAAGATTAAGTGGAGGTAACGCCATGAGAGTCAATATGGAGGAACTCAAAGCTGCCTACGCCAACACTCCTATTAACCGCGGGCAGCGCCTTGACTGGCTTCTCTCTCGCCGCGACGAACTGAACGTAGTCGATGACACCTCGTTACAGGAGTTCATGTTCATCGGTGACGAGGTCTGTCGACTCCTAGGTGCACGTCTCTGTATCCTCGCTACCAAACAGGAAATCTATGGCAAATAAGGATCGCTCGGCTCTCATCGAGATGCCCGTCGGCCGCATGTCCGCCCCGAGGTTTTTTCCGAATCTGAAGATGTCACCGGTACGCGATGCTATCACTCGTTCTCTGCCTGCCTGTAGACTTTGTGGTGCTATGCGTGGTGATCCGTGTCGGACTCCGCAGTGGAAGACCACCAAGCCCCATATGGTGAGGGAGAAGGAGAAGGAAGCGCAAGGGCGCAAGGGTTGATCAGCAGAGTCGACAGATTCTGAACTACGACACTGGACCGGGAAGGGAAGTACTTGTTCAAACGATGGAACCCTATTTGCCGTGGTGAGATAACCGAGTATGATGAGGCATAGACTGCACCCCTGACAGTGGAAGGAGGAACGACCCATGGCAAAGACGAACCTCGACGCTGATTTGTGGCACGGTAACGGACTCTCAACCAACAACTGGCCGGACATCGAGGCGGCTCTCCGCATCGCGCAGGATGACCTCTCCGATGGACTCTCGAAGCGACAACTCTGGCAGATAAAACGTGCGCATCGGTGGATTCAATCCGTCGAGCATGTACTGGCCGAGACCATCGACTTGGTAGAAAGGAGTAAAGTGTGAGCAAAAAAAGTATCAAGGTCAACTGTCATTCCTGCAACGGCACCGGTATCTACTGTGGCTTCATGGAAAGGCCGGGAGAAGGTGTCGTCTGCGTTACCTGTAGTGGGCGTGGGTACGAAGTCCTCAAAGGTACTCAGTTCGTCGAACGCAAGCGTCGTGGCGGAGTCACCAAAGTCAGGGTCGGCAGTGGTATGATCCTCGACGACACCAGCAAGATCAACTGGATGTCCTACGAGGAGTTCCAGAAGCGGTATTGAATGTTCTCTTTCAACGACGGCAAGCTTTTGATGATGCTTACAGGTTGCATCTGCTTGTCCATGTCTCATGAATTTACCGCTGGCTTAACTGGCATACTGTTGATCTTTCTCTCATTCGACATAAAGGAACCAGAGGAGAAACCCTAGTGGAATGGCTCTGTCGCGATTGTTTCTTTCTCGTCTTCCCCAATCGTATCCGTATTGGTATGACGTCTCGTCGTCCACAGGAGTGCAAAGCCTGTGGTGAACCAGGTATCTGTGTACTCGACAACGGCCCAACCATAGAAGAAGCACGTCAAATCTTGGCGTTGCAGAAGGATAAGAAATGACTCATGACGAACTCTACAACGAAAGCAATATCCCTGCCCGAACCAAGAAGGAGATCGACGCCTGGATCCACTGCGGCGAAATCCCCAATCGGTTCCTCTGCTCCATCCTCGAAAACAATCTGAAGCAGTCCTACCAGAACGCCGACGAGGAGAACTTGGTCGCCATCCCTGCCATCGTCTCGTACCTCTGGAATAACGCTCCGGGTATCAGCTGGGGTTCTGTTGAGAAAGTCACCGAGTGGCGCGAGTCCGGTGGGATGCAGGGATTGACTCAGATGTAGTTTTCGTGATAACCTAACCGCCTAAGGAGAATTTACAATGCCCAAGCTCGACAAAGACGAAGCCCTAAGAGAGTCGCGACTGCTTCTTGACAAGATCGCAGGACGCAAGATGACCATCTTCAAGAAGGAGATCTCGAACCTACCGATTGGTGCTCTGAACCAGCTGGTGGAGTTCTTGAGGGATCTCAAGCTCGACCTCGGTATGCAGTAAGCAGAAAGAGGGACACATTGGACCCGAACAAGTGTTTGAAGGAGCTTCGCCTGCTCGTTTATGAAGATGCATCAGTTCATACTGCTGCATACAATTACGACGAGTTAGCTGAACGCTTCAAAGCTCTCGACGAGTGGATCATGAACGGTGGGTTACTGCCTGCCGACTGGGAAATCACCAAGCAGGAAAGGAAGTCAAAGTGATCGAAACGCGCTCCATGTTGTACAACATCTTCATTAAAGATGGTGAAGTGGTTCTGAGACTCAAGCTGAAAGACAAGCTTGATGACTGCGAACATCAAATATCGCTATCTCCCTGTGCCGCCACCGAGCTATCCCGCAAGCTTGAGAAATGGGCGAACGCCGCTAACAAGCCACCCGTCGCCAAAGCGGTAGTCGACAAGCAGAAGTTCTATACCTTGTTGCAATCCAGCGACGAGCGCAAACAAGAAGAAGCCAATGTTCGCAAGGAAGTCGCGAACCTTGAACACTGCTCTCAATGCGGTGAACTCTTCATGGATACATTCTCCTGTGGTATCACCCACGGGATCATCAAGCACCAGAAGGGACTCGTGAGACAGTGGGACGCACGCGCTGCCATCGCAGCCATGGACACCGAGATCGACCTCAAAGACGCTGAGATCTTGGCAGTTGAAGGCCAAGGCTTCACCGACTGGAGTGAGGAAGCTCCTGGACCTTGGGGCAACAACCCATCAGGCTTCGTTGATCCCATGAGCGGGATGGACAACGGTGAGTGATCTGAAGGCCCTTACCGACGAGGAACTGATCGCGGCGGCGCGGACAGGCTACGCTAGCGCCGTGATCGTCTACGAACTCGCCTCCCGTCTCGAAGCAACATTAGAACAAAAGGCTTCTGTAGAAAGACTCCAGCTTGCACAAATGGAAGTGCTACAAGCCATCGAGGATGCAATAGATGGCTATGACGGTACGAATGGGGGACGCGACACGTTTTCCCGGCTGACGTTCGGTACTTAGAGGATAATGAGTACCTCGATCCGCTGCCCGATCTGTGACGAGGAAGCCGAGTACTGCCGAGAATCCTTCGTCTACTACGCGATTGGCTACGTCAATATCCCTGTATTCATCTGTGTACCATGCGCGCAGTTTCTAGCCAAGGATGCGACGAACCAGTTGCGAAGATCAAAGATCCGCGATACGATCAGAATTCTCCGTGGCAAGGACAAGTTGTGAGCTCCGGGACGGTCTATGTCCGGGCGAACCGGACATGAGCCGTCGGCAACCGGACGAGAACTCGGGCTGTGATTTGAACCTTATTACCACGCTAAGTGCTTGAGAAATGTTGGAGAAATTGGCCAATTTGTTGGCGGCGCGGCTCGTCTGCTCTTCGCTGATCCGGACATGAACCGGGACATCTCCGCGTCGAGTCGCTCGCTAACTGAGGCGAGCTACAATGAGCTAGAGTCGGTGACCGAGCGACAGCAAAGCTGTTTAGGCGGGTTCGACTCCCGCCCGACTCTCCATCCTCAGTGCGTAATCTTCGGCGGGTTAGTAGAAGCAATCCAGTTGGGCTTCGTGCACTTGCATCTTGCATAGTGCTTCTGGCAGACCAAGCACTTCTTGTACACGAAATTGGTTATCGAATCGAGGCGGATCTCCAGGTCTATGCAGGTGCACCCAGATAGGTCAGTCCGGCAGATCTCGCAGAACATCTCATATCCCAGGTGGTATGAAGAGCTTGCCTAGACTGTGGCGGATGAAGCCCGCGTCCCCTTCCGACTCGTATTTGAGCTTGGTTTTCATGAGATCCGCAAGATCGTCGGCATACTCCGTTTCTGTCTGCGCCTTAACCCACCCGACGAAGTGTCCAAGCAGTGCCATAGCTAATAAACTGGCAGGAATGATCCAAATGTGCCAGGATACTTCCATTTTAGAACGGTGCCTCTTCTAGCTCTAGCCCCACCTCGCCGCGGTCAAGCGCCACATGACATTCTCTACACAACCTCGCGTAGCACTCGATGTTCTCCAGGACGTCCTTCAAAGTCTCCGTATAGCCCCGAGACCTGCCTCTCAGCTGCGTCGGTTTGATGTGGGCGAACTCCAGAGGTTCATACCTATGGCAACGCTGACACGGCTCAGGGGGGAACAACTCGTCAACCCTGGCCCTTAGTTTAGCCCTTCTCCGCGCCTGGGATATTCTCCAGCACTCTCTCCTCTTCTCTCTTTTGAAAGCAGCATCGAGACTAATGGACTGGATATGGCCACCCATGCTCCGGATCCTTTCCGTAGTGCCACTGTGCGTCAGGCAAGGACTCTTCGATCAGCCGCCACTCGTAGTCACAACGGGGATAGGGGAACGGGTGAGTAGCCTCTTCCTTCTCGCGTTCACGTTCACGTTCAGCTACTACAAGACAACGCATCGTCCCACTCCCGGGACCTATTCTAGCTATGGATGATTTCTCCGTTCAGCGGTCCCCACTGCCAGAGTGTATCACGCCGCTCTTTGGGTCCGCTAGAGGGATGATGTCTCGCCATACCTCCGAGGCTCCACAGAGTATCCCAGAACTTCCCATCCGGTACCCTGAACGTGAGCGCCTGCATCGATCCATAGGTGCGCGAGTAGATACTGTACGGGCTCGCCTTGATGCCCATGTTTTCTAGTGCCGTGAACAACTGAGAAAGCTCAGTAAATCTAAGTGAGTCAAGCGGCTGCCAGTTTACGTCCTGCTCCTCAGGCTCGATCTTCTTCTCATTCCAGTTTCTCGACTGACTCACCGGCTGTCTCGCAAACGCAGTCTTCATCAAGGCTTGCACCAGTTCGAACTCACGATCCTCAATGTTGATCTTCTCTCCACCGAGTCTCGCAGTTGTCAACAATAGGAGTTTCCCGTTGTGCTGCTCGTACTTCAGGTACTTACCGCCCTGCCGGTTGATCGTCCGGTGGTACGCCTGCCATTCATCCTTGTCGATGAAGATTCTCTCCAGGAACGGAGCCTCAGCCACGAAGTTGATGTGTCTCAGATACCACTTAAGCTTCAGCTTCGGGCCACATTTCTTGCATTCCCAGGACCCGCATGGAAGCTCAGCCGCCATGCACACGTTCTCCATTCTCGTCGAGATGAACGCTCGAACGAATGGCTTGCACGTCGGAAGTTCTTCTGCGTCTTCAGTAAACAGTTCCTTCAGGCCGCGAGTGATGTCCTCGGACGTCCTTGTCGCGATCTCCCTTTTAAGTATGGTAAAGGGAGATTCAGACAGAAGCTCGTCCGGCACCGCATGAGGGTCGAACCGAATGATATCGTTGTCTCTTGACGGCGCTTGGCCAGATCGCGACACCGGGACCAGGATGGGATTCCCGATGATCTCCTCGATCCGATCACGCAACCGCGCTTGTGTTGGGGTTTGCATACCCTATCTCCTTGAATTGCTTTAGTTGCTATTACCTACAATAACTGTAGATAAAAATGGTGAGTCGAAGTTGTGGGTTCGAAGTGAGGCAGTAGCCTTCCCGGGTTGCATTGGTTTCGCTTCCCACGAGCAAACTTAAAACATAGCAGAAAGCTCACAGACTTGTCTACACCTATTTCCGCTACGAGCACTTGTTGCGTGCGTCACTTACCGAACGGTAGGTAAGTTAGGTAAGGGGGACTTCATATCGGGTCGTAGTAGCCGGTCATCAGGCCTGCCGAGATGCAACCGATCGCGTCCTGTAGCGTTACACACTGCTTACAGTGTCCTAGGCCAAAATGCGCTCTCGCTATCCTTCCAAGCTTGGCTAAAGCAGCATGTCTGGCTTTACTATTGACACGTGCTCGACCTCCCTTATGCCAGACGGATTCTCTTGTTCGGTGAGGATCGTTTCGTCTCATGGTCTAATTAGGGAATTTCTGGTCTAGTCAGGGACTCCGCCTGTTCTCGATCAACCTCTTGTGGGCCGCCTCAAGGTTCTTCCCGAACCGTACGAAGGCGTCAATGCGGTCTTTTCCTTCAAGAGGTACACCGTGGGGACCAACGAGTTCTCTCGCGTAGTATTTACCATCGTATCCCTTTGGGCAGCACATGACGACAAGCAGCTTCGCATCCTTCTCGTTGTCGCACGAGTAGACCGGAAGGAATCCTTCTGGACAGGCCTGACCGACCTGCACTTGAACCGCTCAGAAGATCTTCCACTCTCGGGTATAGTCGGGCAGATCAGAGAAGTCTAGATGCACTGCGATTCCTCGCAGTCTTCCACCGCCGAGATGAAGTGATTGATGTCCTGCTGAGTAGTGTAAGGGAAGACGGTGGTCTTTGAAAGTGCTTCCAAGATGCCGATCACTCTTCTCGATCGGCTGTAGAGCTTCTTCAGCTTATCAGCACACACCGGACACATCCATTTCTCGATACCCGAGGCTCCCTGTTGCCAATCACACTTTGGACAGTCTTCAAAATCAGCCACCATGCACCTCTGGCATCGTCATCGAGAGCATTTCCAGCCGTCGCTCGTTCTCCCGAATCTCTTTCTCCAACTCCGCGTCGACCACTTTGGTGATCTCCTTGTTCAACTCATCCCTCAGTTCATCTTCGATCGATAGCATTGGTGTCCTCCTTCAGTTTGGCCTCAGTCCTTTTTCTTGGAGTCTGGTGCTCCCTCAGACCGTCTCTCTAGCTCATTTCGGACTTCCTTAATGGCGCTCTCTATACGCTGGACGTCACCTAGAGATTCCTGGTCTGTGTAAATCCACCCAGAGCCATTATCTAGATCGTACTGCAGCGTTATAGCCAAGGTACGAAGGACCACCTTCTTCGCCTGTTGTTTCGTCATTCCTTGTTCTTCGCCTATAGTCTTCTCGCCAACTCGATCTCTTCCTTCGGCACTCTTACGCCTCTCGCTATTCTCCCGTACACCGATCCGATGAAACCGATCTCGCTCAGTCTCTCCTTCGGTGTCGTCCTCTTCCTCGCGTTGCCTCCCTTGGATCCCCCGAGTTTTCCAAGTGCAACCGCAGCAGGATTTCGTTTCTCGCTATTTTTCTTTACAGCCAATTCCAAGCCTCCCTTTTGACAATCCTAGCAATGTGAATGTCAGAAACAGAATAAGCCCTTCCCAATGCCCGCATAGACTCACCTTCAGTGTGACGCTTTCTAATCTCACTCACCAAACTGGAATTGAGTTTGGAAAATCCGTTTGATTCACCACGTTGTTTGTAGTGTGGATTTCCTTTGGTGTTGTAGAAGTTTTTTGGGACGTTGCCTGGACGTCCTCTTCCTTTTCTATCGCGATCTTTCATGTTGTCTTGGTGTGTACCTAGCCAAAGGTGACTGGGCCTTATGCAACTTGGATTATCACAGGCGTGTAAAACGTGTTTGCTTTGATCGAACTCGGAGTTATGCAGCATGTACGATAGACGGTGCGCGAGGATTCTTTGTTTGCCGCATTTCACAATGCCATAACCTTGAGGTTGTTTTATTCCTGTCCAAATCCAGCAACCTTTAGGCTCTGATCTTGAGACATGTCTCCAGAAGATATATGAGAGCAATCGCGTATCTATTGCTGGTATCCTAACTGGAGTACTTTTGCTCATGTCATAAGCCTATCAGAACAGGCGTTTGCCGTCAACCTAAGCGCCCATGAAAAAAGTGTTGACATTCTCCACACGAAGGATTACAGTCGTGTTTGCGCATGAGACGTAAACAAGGAACAGGTTTTAGCGAGGGGTCGTTTGATCCTGTTCTAGTTTCGAGCGCGGCGGGTGAGGGACCTGAGACAAGCGTTAAGTTGGTTAGCTTTGCGCAATTCAGCTTTACGTAACTCTCAGGTCCCTCATTAAACAAAAAGGATTGCGGCGGCGTGAAGGGACACGCGAGGGAAACTAACGGCCCGGCAGAAGCCCTCACGAAAGTGTATGGGTGCAAAAGCCTTGATGGCGACGGCCTGGGTGGGTGAACCTCCCCTGCCTCAGACGTGAGAAGCCGGTGTCGAGTCCGGTCCGCAATTTAGTTTCAAGAGAGAAAACTATCTGGGCCATCAGGTCCAGGAGCAGCTGGCAGAGCGGATTCGAATCCCGTCGTTGGCGGTTGGAGGGCTCGGCACCACGAGTCAGGGTTAGGAAGTGTATCTTGTCCAGAGCCACTTCCCCAAACACTCAACCTGATTCGGGCTTCTTCTGATGGTCCACGACGGGACTCGAATCCGCTCTGCCAGCGAATGGGGGCGGCTCGGCAGGGTAGCTGGGTCGCCCCCTAAAAAAGTAGAAGCATGATCTGGAACGAACTCCAGGTGGTGAAAAAATGATCTTCGTCGTCTTGCTTGGATTCGTGACGGGATTCTTGCTCGGCTATTTCGCTGGTGCAGAAGCGCAGAAGAAGCGCCACCAGCATGATTGGGAAAAGTGGGAAACGGTATGCTGTATCGCCCGTAGATTCAAATTCGGGGTGATGACGGGAGAACACGAGATCACAAAGCTGGAACGCATCTGCAAGACATGTGGCAACAGAGAATGGAAACCTTGGGGTGAAAATTGAAACAGTACATCGGCTTCGTCAGGGATCACAGTGGCTCCATGGGTTCTCTCCGTAATGGAGCGGCTCAGGACTACAACAACAACGTCAACGCCATCAAAGCTGCTTCCGAGCAGCATCAACTCGACACCATCGTCAACACCGTCAAGTGTGGTGTCGGCAGCAGAGGAACAGTCGAACGTGAAACTGTCAACTCCACAGTTCACATGCTGAAGCCCCTCACCACCGCTCAGTACGACACAGATGGCTTTTATACTCCGCTCTTCGATTCCGTCGGCGAGGTCATCGACCTCATGTCTGAGGTCCCGGACTTCGACAGTCCCGACGTTGCCTTCCTCGTTGTCGTCATCACCGACGGCGCAGAGAACTCTTCGCACAAATGGAATGGACGCACTCTCGCCAAGCGCATCAGTGAACTGCAGAAGACCGATCGTTGGACATTCACCTTTCGCGTTCCACAAGGCTACTCATACCAGTTGAGCAGCCTCGGCATCCCCGCGGGGAATATCCTGGAGTGGGAGCAGACAGAGCGTGGTCTTCGCATCTCCAGCGACATCACCGTCAAGGCAGTGGGCAACTATTACACTCAGCGGTCACAGGGCGTTCGAAGCTCCTCGTCCTTCTACGCCGACCTCAGCGGTGTCACTTCACGCGATCTCAAACAGAACCTCGCCGACATCTCCAAGCAAGTCATCGTCTGGCCGATCTCGAAGTTCTCGAATACCTCAGAGATTCGCACCTTCGTCGAGAGCAAGAACCGTGGTCAGTACCTCAAGGGCGCTGCTTTCTACCAGCTGACGAAAACGGAAGAAGTCCAGGACTACAAGAAGATCGTCATCCTCGACAAGCTCTCCTCCAAGTTCTACGGCGGTGCCGAGGCTCGACAGATGCTCAGTCTCCCCAACTTCGGCTACGTCAAGCTGAAGCCAGCTGATCACGATCAGTTCGAGATCTTCATCCAGTCGACGTCGGTCAACCGCAAGCTCGTCAGCGGGACCAAGCTGGTCTACTGGACTGGAGCGGTGACCTAATGGGCAAAAGCATCTGGCCTAACTGGCCACCGATCGTCTGGATCGTCGTCTGTCTCACGATCGTTACCATCGTTCTTGGAAAGTGCCCAATCTCATGATCTGCCCTTACGATCAAGCTCAGTGCGGACACCCGGGTTGTCTCTTCGTAGGCGCTGCCATATTCGATGTGGAGTGCTACAAGAACTACCGCGAGTCTATGGTCGAGTACACAGCTTGCATCATCAAACCCGACGCGTTTCCCAAGTACGCCGGAGAGATCCTGTCTCGACTTCTCGGCGAAGATTTCAACATCGTGCTCGCAGGCACGGTAAATCTTAGCGAGGCTGATGTCGCCGCTGTCTACGATCAACACGTAGGAGCGGACTACTACGAGAAGCACAAGACCTTCATGATGTCGGGTCCTGTCTTCGCAATGGTTCTCGAACGCAACGAAGCTATCAAGTATTTGCGCTACGTCATGGGACCCACCAAGATCGACGCACGTCACACAGGAGAACTCCGCTACGAGTTCGGAGATCCCGAAAACATCACACGCAACGTCATCCATGGGTCCGATACCCTCGTTCGATCCTTCTACGAGATCAATCTGATAAGGAAGTGGCTGATAAAATGAAGACACGAGAAGAGATCCTAAAGCTAGCGAAGAGCTATCTATTCAAAGCCTACTACCATCTAGAGCAAGCGTCATCCCTTCCCTCGAACAGGACCCACAACAAACTGTATCGGAGCCACATAGAACTATTCGAGAATCTCGCTCTGATCCTCGACGAAAAGCCGTGGGACTTGCATCAGAAGCTGACAGGCATGCAGGGCTTCCAAAGAGACCTATGCCAAGAGACCTATGCCATGAAACTGGCCCGGATTTCGCACTTGACAACCGATACGTACTCGGGTATGCTTCTACAACCAAAGCAGGAAGACTAGCGATGAAACCAGTTCACCCATTGCCGCGACCCGAGATGCGGTAAGTGTGTCTGTGTATAGCTCAGTCTGGCAGAGCGCTCGGCTTGGGACCGAGAGGCCGGGGGTTCGAGTCCCTCTACACAGACCAAATCAGGGTCTGGTGTATGGGTGGCATCCGTGTTTTGGAAACATGTGGAAGCAGTTCAACTCTGCTGGCCCTGACCAAACGTTTCATCAAAACCCCCCGATTAAGGGGGTTTTGGTGAAGAGAATGACAACAAGGAAGAGGGTATGACAACAAGGAAGAGGGTACGCTTCTTCGTAAACAATCAAGACATCACCGTACAGATGCCCTTCTTCAGCCTCACACCTGAAGATGCGTTCTCGCGCCACGGTGATTCACCAGGGATAGGTCGGCAGGTGTCAGAAGTGACCCGCTATATCCCTGCATCTGATCTGGTACCCATTGCCTCAGCAGGCGCGTGGGGTTGGAAGAGGAACTAGCCTTGCTATCGAGCGAAATCAAGCTCCGAAAAAAGTATCACAAGGGCGATAACGAGAGCGGCTCCAAGTCCATCGCTCTCGAACCTGAAGTGTACGCTCTTCTAAAAGAGAAGGCCGACGAGCTTGGTGTCACGATCAAGTCTCTCCTCTCAGTCCTCATCAAGCGTCACATCTCCAACTTCGAACCATAGGAAGGAGTGTCTCAATGATCTTTCTGACTGCTGGTTACCAGGGCAACTGGGTCCCAGGCGTTCAGATGGGCGCTGGTGATCAGCCTGGTGGAGCAGCTGCGGACCTGGTGAATCTCCTCACCGCCAAGACGGCACGTGAGATCGGTCTAGACCTATCGACACAGGTGCCCAAGAAGTAAATGGCCAAGACGGAACTGTTCGACCCGGCTGAGTTCTCCTACAGGGTCTCTATCCTGAAGGCGACGAACAAGCAGGCGAAGATCCCAACGTCAGCTATTCTAGAAGAGGAACAGAAGTACCAGGAGACAACCAGGATCATCTACGACGACTACATGGCGTACTGGCCGAAAGTTCACAGTTACTGAGTCGGACCGTTGCCGATAACCCCCAACCTCAGCCTGGTCCTCTGAGACAACAAAAGGACCAACCCAACAATGGACTTCAACGATTACCAGCATCTAGCAACAAAGACCGCCGTCTTCTCTCATGGTGCAACCGAAAAAGAACGCGACACGTTCGGCCTTGCCTATACCGCTCTCGGCCTCAATGGTGAAGCAGGTGAGGTAGCGGAACTCATCAAGAAGATGATCCGCGATGAAGCAGGAGTATTATCTGATGATCGCCGTGAGAAGCTGAAGAAAGAGCTTGGAGATGTACTGTGGTACCTCTCGCAGCACGCCCGTCTCGCTGGACTCAGCCTAAACGAAGTTGCAGAGGGTAACCTCGCAAAGCTTGCATCTCGCGCTGACCGCAATAAGATTCACGGAGATGGGAGTGATCGGTAATGACACCCATAAAAGCCAGTGTGTACACGAACGATCTGGATCTAACCACCGTCAAGATCAGGGTCGGTGGGGCAATCTTCGTGCTCGAACTAGGTGAGGCTATGCCTTTCGCCGAGCTTCTATTGGCACGCATTGAAGAGAAGCGGAAGATGATCGTTGCAGAGAAACAGAAAGAGATAGCAGATGGCCAAGAAGTTTGACAAGATCATCGTCGTCGATCTCGAAGCGACCTGTTGGGACGAAGACACCGACGCAGGTAAGGCAGAGAAGGGCGATCAGGAAGCCGAGATCATCGAGTTCGGTGTAGCCGCCTACTACCCGGCCTCAGGTACCATCTCCAGCCCGAAGTCTATCTACATCCGTCCCACAACCTCAAAGATCTCTCAGTACTGTACCGACCTCACAGGCATCACCTGGGACTCTCTCCGCAAGGACGGTCTCACCTTCGCGAGCGGCTTGAACCGTCTCAGGAAGGAGTTTGGCCCTAAGCACCGCGTCATGGCGGCTTGGGGCAATTACGATTGGTACATGATCAGTCACCAGTGCCTGAGAGAGGATGTCCAGTTCCCTTTTGGCAAGTCGCACATCAACATCAAGGAACTCTACACGATCAAGAGGAAGCTTGAGAAAGGTCTCGGGCTTGAGGCAGCGTTGGCAGTTGAGGGCATGGAGTTCATCGGTAGGCCTCATTGCGGTGCCGATGACGCATTCAACGCAGCGCGCATTCTGAAGAAGCTACTGGAGGAGTAGGTGCTATCGCCCTACTTTGACCTACTCATAGGGATCACACTATTACTTGTTTTGCTCACTGGAGTAATCCTGATTTTCAAAAAAAGATCTTGACATGCTTGTCTGAGATCGCTTAACCTACCTCCCCCCAAGGAACGTTAATGGCATTGCTTTACGTAGACCGTACCCGTTACCAGACCGGACTGGCTGATTGTATGATGGCCCGCTTCCTCGGTCATCATTATCTGAACACCGGTATCCACCTGAAGGGTAACTCGATCCCTCTCACCACCGGTACGTCCGTGCACTCTCCTCTAGAAGACATCTGTCTCTACTGCAAGGCTCGCAGAGAAGAGAATCCAGACTTGCCCACCGTCGACCTTCTTCGCGAAGTCGAAGATCTAAGTGTCGTACGCAACGCTATCGAGACCTCGATCAAAGAGTACGTTGACGTTGTCGATGAAACCGGTCTTAAGGGTCTCACTGAGAACCCCGAAGACATCGATACCATCGTCACCGAGCAATGCTCTCTCATCGGTGGTCTCGTTTGGGTCTGGGTTCGCAAGTGCCTCCCTTGGATCCTAGACAACTATGAGATCCTCGCCGTCGAGCAAGAGTTCGAATTGATCCTCGCGTGCACCTGTGGTCTAGGTGAAGGCGGCACTACCCACGACCACGAGGAGCGCAGCTGCAACGGCGTCTGTCTCATGACTCGCCCTGACCTTATCCTCCGTCACAAGGCCTCTGGCATCCTCGTCTACGTCGAGTTCAAGACCGGCGCTGATGTCATGAACTGGAACTACTCGATGCAGTTCGAGGATAACATCCAGTTCGCCCTCGGTGCCGCTGCAACCGAGCGCTACTTCGGGGAACCAGTCACCGAGTTGTACGTTCACGCACTACACAAAGGCAAGCGTGATCGTGCGTACGACTCCTATACCAAGGAATACAGCGGACCGAAGCTGCAAGCTTCTCCGTTCTGCTACGTCTACTACAAGTCCGCCATACCGCCGATGATTCCTGAGGATGTTCGAGGCTCCTACTGGAACAATGATCCTCTCACTGGCTCCCGCTGGGGCGCTACAGAGAACCGCGGCTACCACAAGATGCCCCTCTGGGAAGTGAAGTGGCAGGACATCAAAGACGGCGTTCCCTACTACGAACACTTCACTCTCAACAAGCTCGATGATGCGGAACTGGAAAAGCATATCAAATTCCTGGGGCCGATCCCGAATCCGAAATTTCTCGTAGACCGTCTCATCATCGTGATGGTCGCCGAGGAACAGCGCTGGGCCGAACGCATAGCCTATCTCGATGACATTCTCGCAGCAGCTGGCGGTAACGTTGCCCATGAAGATTACCAGTTGGCCCTCAATGAGATCATCCCACGCTCCTGGAAGTGCCACAACTACGGTGGCTGGTGTGAATTCCTGAACATTTGCTTCCAGAAAGAAGGCTGGGAAGATCCTCTCGGCCTCAAGAGCAACTTGATTCAAGCACGATACACACGACGTACACCAAATCATCCAATCGAACTAAATTCAAAGGCGTTCAAGAATGATCATCAAATCGAAGTCGAACCTGGCTCTTGAAGATCCGTCAAACAAGTTCCCGACTAAAGAACAAGCTCATCAGATCGTCAATGAGCTTCTCACTCTATCTGGTATCGACGATCCAGAGAACTCCTGCGAGATCTTGAACGAGCCGTTCAATCTGGTGGCACCGTCCGAACTGGAGGGCTACGCGAAGCAGATCCCCTGCTACGTCGCAGTCGCCAAGTCCACTGGCATGATGCTCCTCTTCGTCTGCACCGGTCCCTACGGTGTATATGCACGTTTCCGTGAACACCCGATGGCACAGGTCATCAACTAGTCATGAAGAACGAGCGCATCCTCGGTGGTGCCAGAAGCACTGGCATCTTTCTGACCAAAAGTGACTTTGGTCAACTCACCGAGGTCATAGCAAAGGCGTGGGCGAAGGACAAACTACTCAGGGAGGTAGGCGTAGCAGTCCAAGGTGTATCCGGTATCGGCACTGCACCGACCATGGGTACCATTGCGATTCAAAGTTTCGTTCGTAAGCTCGCACAGACCTATGGACTCCCACTCGACCACGGGGAGTTCTACGGTATCAACAAACACGGAGAGTTTCTCAAGTGGGCCTCCGTAAACGAGCTTGGGCAAAAGAGTAATTAAAGGAGTAAATGTGAATGGCTTGGCTACGAAGACCCTTCGCCTAAGATGTCCTGCACCCAGCTCGGCGTTGCGGTTGTTCCAGCAATGGCAGCGTTCGCATTCAACAATTTGATGGAGGAAATTTATGCCACAGATCAGAAATAACAGCGCCACCTTAATTTTCGGAGATACAGGGACAGGCAAATCCTCTCTCATTGCCACGTTCGCCGAGTACGTTTGGGAAAAGCACCAGAAGATCACTCTCCTCTACTCCGTCGATGGTGGAGGCTTCGGTACCAGTATCGAGGCTCTCGTACACGCCGGTATCATCTGGAACTGGAAGCTGCGCTCCCGTGGTTTCGCTTTCGAGACCTGTGCACGTGCCTCTCAGGGTTACTGGCCACAACAGATCCTGAACCCTATCACTGGTGAAGTAGCTCCGGGCTGCAAGCTCCTTCCCCCAGTCAGTACTGAGTACACTCTGTTCTGCCCGAACAACCATGAGTTGAGGAAGACGAACGATCGTCGTATCTTCTCTTCCGCCATCCTCTGCACCAAGTGCAACACCAATACCGGAATCAAGAACGGGCGTATCGAATCCGCCTCCGTTCGTACCGCCGGTCTCGAAAACGTAGGTGCAGCAGCTTTCGACGGGCTCACTTCGATGCAGGGCTGGATCATGATCGACATGGGTCAGCGCACCGCAACAGGAGAACTCAAAGGTGAAGAAACCGCTCTCGGAGGAAAGATCACTAGCGGAGATATGTCGTTCGGTGGATCTAATAGAGCCCACTATGGTCAGGCACAACTCAGAGCCGAAGACTGGGTCCTTGACAGCACGGCTATCCCTGGACTCGTCGCACCTCCAGTCTGGACTGCGCTTGAGCAGCGAGCAAATGACCGCGATACAAAGCTCCCTGTTTACGGTCCCAAGGTTGCAGGTGCCGCGAAGACATCCGACGTACCGTCTTGGGTAGGTAACTGCCTTGGTACTCGTATCGCGATAAACGAGAAGGGTCACAAGGAATGGCGGCTCTATCTCTCCGAGTACCGTGAAGACGACAACGTGCCTCACCTCTGCAAGACTCGCGCTGTCCCCGGGTCGATGCCGGAGTACCTGTACGATAAGGAAGGCGATCCAGCATTCACCGGATTCAACCTCGGCGTGTTCCACGACAAGCTTGACGTAGCTCTAGAGAAGGCAATGAAGGACACCGCCAACAGGTTCAGAAACGCCCCCGGTTTGCCTACAGGGACGATCGGTGGGGTCGCAGCTGTAGTACCTACACCCGTAGTAACAATATCCGAAGGCAACGGTAGCAGTGGACCTGCTTCTACCGTACCTCCGGTAGTAAGGAAAGCGGCACCTGTGATTGTCAGACCTAAACCGTCTGTGATCCCGAGTGCCCGAAGAAGCTAACCCGCAGCGGGTTGGTGTTGTTAACAACAAGAAAAATCTCTGAATTTCTCAGGGATAAGGAGAAGTAAAATTGGCCAATCTGAATGAGCTACAGGGACTCGGCGATGACGCCGGGTTCGCAGTCGACTACGACAACGTTCCCGACCAGCCAGGTGGGTTCACTCCTCAGCCGCCGCCGGGTGCATACCGGTTCAAGCTGGCGGGTGATCTCGCAAACGTCTGGGAGCAATTCGACATCACCATCGGCGACAAGAAGGTAAAGCGCCTTCGTGCCAACCTGGAGGATACGGCGGCTCTCACCATCACGTCCTCTCCGTCCGGCGCGCAGGATGGCGATTCCTTCCGCACTCGCATCTCCAACGCGGAACGGAAGCGCAACAAAGAGGGCCTGATGGCCTCCGACATGCTCTACCTCCTCCGCGCTCTCGGTGACGACGGTGCGTACAAGAGCAACCTCGAATACGCACAGGCACTCACCAAGCACGCTGGACGCGAGTTCGTAGCCGACATCGAATGGTCCGCATGGTGCTCCGATCAGAAGGACATCCGCGGCATCGACGAGAACGGTAACGTTCAGGTGATCGAAGGACAGAAGGGTTGCGGTGAACGCGTCTACCAGAGGGACATCCCGAAGGTCGACGGTCAGTACGCTTCCAACTTCAGCTGCCCGACCTGCAACGCGCACCTCCGTGCGTTCGCGAATCCCGCTAGGTTCCGGGCCATCCCAACAGAGGCGTAATCCGCGCTGACGTTTCACGAGTGGGGGATCTTTGGGTCCCCCACCTATTTTTTCGTTGGGGGCGCATGAAGCAAACATTGAAACGCTATCGTGCAGATCATGAGAGTACAGTTGTCCCATGTCCTGCATGTGGGCATCAGATGTCCGGCTGGACCTACGAGATGGGTTGGAAGCTCTATTGGATCAACCACACTGTCAATGAGAGTGGCAACAAGTGCTGGGTTGAAGAAGCTGACATGAAGCAGGCAGCTACACTCTGGGAAAAGAAGTACGAGTTAGTAGAGTTCATTACATGACGGTGATCGAAAACGCAGGTCTCTATAAGTACATCGGCGGCGCTGCCGGTTGCGGGAAGTCTTGGGAAGCACGCGAGAGAGTTCGCAGATCCCCGTCCACCGTGCGAATGACCGCTTCTACGGGAATCGCGGCCATTAATCTAGGCCAGTCTGAATTCACCTGCACCACTATCAACTCTTTGCTCTGGTACTACAACACCAAGAGTCTCGAAGACGCATGGACCACTGGCAAGCTCGATATCGCCATGCGGCGCATTCAAGAGCAAGGCATCAACGAGATTATCATCGATGAAGTCTCCATGATGTCAGGTCGTCAGATTGATCTCATCTGCAAGGGTCTCGACTACGCGAATGATCGCAGCAACTATCAGTCTCCAATCGGTCTCACACTGGTCGGCGATTTTCTCCAGCTACCCCCCGTAGAAGAGAAAGCGGAAGGTTTCGCCTTTGAAGCAACACATTGGGATCGCTTCGAATCTGACACCACCATCCTCACTGAGATAAAACGTCAGGCAGATCCAGCATTCATAGAAGCACTACATGCTGTACGCAAGGGTGATGGAGCATCTGCAGTTGACTTCTTCAGACCACACATGAAAAAGCATCTCGATGTTGACTTCGAAGGCACTACCATCATGGCCAAGAACCTCGAAGTTGATCGTTTCAACGAGTTGCGCCTCGAACGCCTCAAAACACCGTGGATACGCTTCCCGTCGCATAGGTTCGGCGATCAACTGAAGGAATGGGAAAAGATCCCTCAGGTTCTCGATGTGAAGATGGATGCCCTGGTCATGGTCTTGGTGAACAAAGCCTTCGAAGGTGAGTTTGAGTATGTGAATGGTGACCTAGGTTTCATCCGTGACTACGATAACGAACATTGCACAGTAGAACTCATGCGCACTGGACAGACAATCGCCATTGAATACACTACCAAAGAGAACAAGGTTCGTCAGAAGGGCGGTGGCGAACAGACTCTTGGTACCTGCGAGCACATGCCTCTCCGAGTCGCCTACGCTACCACATGTCACAAAGTCCAAGGGCTCACTTTGGACAGGGTTCAGATCAACCTGAATGCTCAGTTCTTCAGCTACCCTGGAATGGGGTATGTAGGTCTGAGCAGAGCACGGACAGCTGAAGGTCTGGAGATTGTAGTGGGCAACGACAACACGTTCATTAAGCGTTGCAATACAAACCCTCGGGTCGCACGGTGGCTATGAAAGTAAGTGTGTACTTTTGGCGGAACCTGTGTTAAGGTAGCCACTCTTCCATAGACTTACAATGCTTCAAGAGTATGGCGACTTTTGGTCCTTCCTAGGCGACATCCACGTCCTTACCACGAACGGAACCCTCAAGAGCAACGGTGCCTGCGTCATGGGCCGGGGCATCGCTAGAGAGGCCAAAATCCGCTTCCCTGGCCTCGACAAGGCGCTCGGACGCGAGATCAATAGCCACGGCAACCGAGTGCACAAACTAGGCCGCTGGACCCGTGCAGACGGCGCTACGTTCAACCTTATGTCCTTCCCTGTCAAGCACCAGTGGTTTGATAAGGCTGACATCGAGTTGATCAAAGACTCAGCTGCCCGCCTTGCTTTCGACTTGCAGGGCGTAAATAGGGTGATACTGGTTCGTCCTGGCTGTGGTAACGGTGGACTCAACTGGGGCGTCGTCAAGCCTGTGATCGAGGAATATCTCGACGATCGCTTCATCATTGTAGAAAGGAACAAGCCTTGAAAAATGAAACTACTCAGAAGGCTAGTAATGGTGTTGGCTGTCTCACAATCCTAGGTCTCATCCTCATTACTCTGAAGCTCGCCGAGATCGGAGTTGTAGCTCAGTGGTCTTGGTGGTGGGTGCTCGCACCATTCTGGGTCGCCCCAGTGCTGATCATTGTCCTCTTGATAGTTGGTGGCGTAGGAGTTGGACTAGTGTTCCTCTTTGCCGCGATCGTGAAACGTTTCCGTCGCGGACGCCGTCCTCTGAAGAGGTACTAAGATGATCAGGTGGATACTGAGACAATTCGGCTACGTACCAGAACCAAAACTACCCGCAGTAGAAGCCCTGAACCGTCTCAATGAACAAATGGTCGGAACTCGCTGCTGGATCTGCAAAGAGACGTACGTTGGTCTTGCGCTGGACTGCGCCTGTACGAACTGGGGTAACTAAGTGAACAAGAAAACCATGGACGTCATGTTCAGTAGTGAGGACATGGACGCCGTCACTCCTCAAGACTTCTTCGACCAACTGAACGAGGAGTTTCAGTTCACTTTCGATGCTGCTGCTTCCGTTGGCGATGCGAAGTGTAAACACTACTACACCAAGCAAGACAATGCTCTCATTCAACCATGGCTTGGCCGCATCTGGGTGAATCCTCCCTATGGGCGCACCATCGGTCAGTGGGTGGACAAAGCTGTAAAGGAAACTAGTGGTCCATCTCCTGAGTGTTGTATTGTCATGCTTCTTCCTGCACGCACCGATACCAAGTGGTTCAATACGATCGCCGAGACAGCCGATCAGATTCGCTTCGTCAAGGGTCGTTTGAAGTTCAGCAACAAAGACGCCGCGCCGTTCCCTTCAATGATTGCTATCTGGTACGGCAAGCTGTATCTGAACGTTCGTATGTCCTCATGTTCACGATTCGTTCGTATGAACACTCCACCAGATGGTCCGTACCGGTGGAATTTGATCTGGAGATCATAGTGATTCCAGTAGTGAGAATCAACGGCATTGGCCTCTTCTTTGAACTCGGTCACCAAGATTATCTCTGTGGTTCACCGATCGAAGGAACACGCGTCATTGAGGTTCGTCAGACAGTCCTCGGCGACATCGAGATCGAAGAGTACAAGCGTCTCGGTTTCGATACCTACTACAAGCTCGTGGCATATCTGGAAGCAAACGGTCATCCAGGTGTCCACACCGCATTCCCAATCACAATCGTCTATCACACAACAGAAGGAGAATCGAAATCTTGAACACCCCGGTCAATCCACGCAATGTCGGAGTTGGACTCCTCATCGGAATCCTACTCGGCCTTGTTGCAGTCGTAGCTACTCGATGTAGCGAAGGTGAATCCCCCAGTCCTTTCGGGCCGAGTGGGCTACCAGTTCCTACACTTCCAAGTTCCATAGCAACTTCATCTACAAATCCTCCGATACCAACTCCAGGAGTTAACGAAGACACCCCGCAAGGTTGTGGCTTCAATCTTCTCCGTGCTGGAATCAAGGACGATGGCGGACATTTCTACGTTCCTGTAGAAGGTGCTGCTCTCGATGAGATCATCATCTATGTCTGGATTGAGCGCGTCAACGACGGGACTCAGTACGGACCATTCGATCCCAATGCCTGGTTCGACGTCAATCCAGGCTACGGTACCTTCAAATATCAGCTAGCAGTAGAACGTGACCGAGATGGAGATGGCAAAGCAGACGACAACTGTCAGGATGATCGCCATCACGGAACGTTCACCATTGTGCCCCCTCCACCGCCGCCTGGGTGTCAGGGAGAGGGCTGCAATCCTCCGCCGAGTTGCGACGTTGAGAAGCTCTCTTCGGAAGCTAGTGAGGAATGCTCCTACGGGTACTCGCTGAATCAGCAGGAGTGCTCCTTCACGTGCAATCCGCCTCCAAGCTGCGACTTGGAAGATCTCGCATCCGAGGCCGACGAGGAATGCTCTTACGGCTTCAGCTTGAACGAGCAGCAGTGCAGCTTTACGTGCAACCCGCCGCCTCCGCCATGCCCGTTCAATCCACAGATCCCTATCACGGACCCTGCGTGTATCCCTCCTCCTCCGTGTCCGTTCAACCCAGCCATACCGATCACCGACCCGGCGTGCGTTCCGCCTCCGCCAGGCTGCGACGTGGAGGAGCTTACGGCCTCCGCCATCCTTGAGTGCGAGAATCTTGGCTACACGCTCGATACCGAGGTCTGCGAATTCTCGTGCAATCCTCCGCCGCAGTGCGACATCGCTGGACTCGAATCTCTGCTCGCCTCCGACGAGCGATGCGTGCCACCGCCGGAGTGCACGTTCGGTGATGCCTTCCTCGATCAAGGACTGATCTGGGAATGCCCTCCTCCACCGCCTTCCTGTAAAACAGATCCCGACCTTTGTCCATGCGAATTCAACTCGCAGATCCTAGCGGGTGATCCAGCCTGTGTACCTCCAGAAGAGCATGGTCAGTGCTTCTACGAGGTGTCCGGCAAGAATAAGCAGGCTGACTGCACCGCCGCTGGGGGGACGTTCAGCTCCCACGACGGCTCAGACCACTGCGTCTTCGAGTTCCCCGGCATCTCGCAGAACGGCTTCAACCTCAACCCCGGAATCTCCGATCCCGATTGCTTGAGAAAACAGGATTCGCTTCAGTAGGATCTAGTGCCTCCGGTATGCCCGGTTTGTGACATGGAAGAGGGAGAGGCATACTCTCCTTTTTCTCCTCATCAAGAGTTGATCTGCTGGAACTGCTGGCGGTGGGTCCTCAGATTCATGTTGACAAAGGGACCAGAGCTACGGTATAAACTAAGTCGTTTAGGAGCGTTGTGAATGGCCCACCTTTCAGACCTCGACGACAACTCCCTTCTCAATGAGGATGCCGAGAACTTCCTCGCCTACGCCGAATCACTGCTCGACGAAGACCACGTCCAGTACGCCCGTGAGACCATAGAAGGAATCATGGAAACCGTCAAGAAGCGTAACTTCGTGTCCGAAGCGCAGTGGAAGGCGATCGAGAACATTGACGCAGGTGGGCAGCGTGGACAGTACAGAAAAGATCGAGACAGATAACAACATGGGAGGAAAGACTTGGTTACCACCCCAGCCAACGTCGGTCAATTGTTCCTCTGCGATGAAGGACATATAGATCCAACAGCATTGCAGGAACGTGCGCATAAGCCGTATCAGTGCGCAAAAGTCAATTGTTTAAGTCACACCCGTCAGGTATCTAAGTATGCCTTACGTGGTGTAGCTCTCAGAAGTAGGATCAACCACGAACGCCTAATCAGATCAGTTTTGTTGGGCGATCCTCTATGAAGAAACCCGACACTTGTTCGGGTTGCGCGCTCTACTACAAAGGATTCGGTTACGGTCCAGCTGTTGGCCCTGTCAACGCTAAGATCCTTCTAGTAGGCGAAGCACTCGGCGTACAAGAAGCCATCCTCGGTAAGCCTTTCGTCGGTCAAGCAGGTGCCATGCTTGATCGCATACTGCGTCTCTGCGGTTTCTCTCGCGATCAATTCCGCATCGACAATACCATTCGCTGTCAGCCACCTAACAACTGGCTATCAGGTGCACCGTGGGAACACGAGGCAGTAGAACACTGCTCTCAGTATATCGGTGAGACTCTCAATGAGAAGCACACCGTTGTCATGCCTCTCGGTGCTGTTGCCGCCCGTCGTCTACTCGGTCTAGCCCCAGGTCGCGGAAAGATGCAAGACCTCCACGGCACAGTCACCAGGGATGCCCAAGACCGCTTCTGGATCGTTCCCACATTCCACCCCTCGTACATCCAGCGTGGAGCGCACAACATCATCGGTGTTGCCATCCATGATTTCAAGCTCACCGCCGAGATAGCCCTCAAGGGCAGAATACCTGATCCAGGAAAGATCACCGTCGATCCTTCGATTCAGTGGTTCGGTACCTGGGCAGACGAAGCTTTCCGCTATGCCTCCAAGGTTATCGCATCAGGTGGTATACCTCCCTGGCTCTCCATCGACATCGAGACTCCGGAGAAGGCCAGAGGCGTAGACGAAGACGAACTAACGATCGGTAAGTCCTCTGTCATCGACCTTGGTGATCTACCCACCCTTGGCGACATAGAGAAGCCTAAAGCTCTGAAGGACAAGCGTAACGTCATCCTTCGGGTCAACTTCGCCTACGACAAGGACCACGGTATCACCGTCCCGTTCTATGGCGGCTACACTGACATCATCCGCCAACTCTGTGCTACACCTCTCTTCTCCAAAGCCTTCTGGAACATTGCCTATGACCGTCCGCGGCTAGAGATCAACGAGTGTCCTGTCGGTGAACCAGCGCACGACTTCATGGATGCCTGGCACATGCTGCAGTCCGACGTCCCACGTGGTCTAGGCTTCGTAGCGCCATTCTATAGTCAGTGGGGACCATGGAAGCACCTCTCTGACGAGAAGCCAGGTGAGTACGCCGCAATCGACGCCATTCAGACTACCCGAATCGCATACGGTGTCGAAGCAGATCTAAAGAAGCTCGGCATGTGGGATACCTACTATCGCCACATGTACAAACTGGACGTTCTCGCTCTCAAGCCCGCTGAGGAAGTCGGACTCCTTGTTGATCCAGGAGACAGAGAGAAAGAAGAAGGTGGTCTGTCCGGCTTCAGGAAGCTCCTCACCGACACGAAGGAAGAGATCGTAGAGAAGATCCGTACTCACGTCCCTGAAATTCTCCGTCCTATAGAGAAGGTCTACAAAACCCGTCGTGCTATCACTGACGAGAACGATCAACTCCTCCCAGAACTAGCTCCCAGACTGGAAGAGTTCAACGAAACGGAAATCCAGAATCAGTGTTCCAAGTGTGAAAAAATCGGAGTCCGAGCGGGGCATGCATCTGTCAAGAAGTGTTTCGGTGCAACTATCACCATGCTAGAAGTAGACGTCCCACGCTGGCGTCTGTGGGGCGAGTTCAATCCATCCTCTGCTCAACAGATGCTCGTCTACATCAAGCACAAGGGGCATGCTCCAGGTAAGAACAAGAAGACGAAAGCTGACTCATCTGACGCTGCGGCTCTAGAAGCACTAGCGAAGAGACACAAGAGCGACCCGGTCTACCCTCTCTGCCTCGACCTCCGCAAAGTCGACAAGATGAAGGGCACCTACGCAGACGGGATGCTCAAGCGTATGGACGAGAACAACCGCGTTCACACTACCTTCACGCACAAGCCATCGACTCTTCGTCTCTCTTCCGGTGATCCCAACCTCCAGAACCTGGTAAAGCGTGGTGACGATGAAACTGCCTATGCCAAGAAGTTCCGTGAATGTGTCATCGCTGGTCCTGGCAATGTCCTCATCGAAGCCGACTACGCTGGTATCGAGGCCGTTGAGGTAGGCTGGTTCTCCGGCGATCCGAGCTACATTCGCCTGGCCACGATCGGTGTGCACTCCTTCCTCTGTTCGCATCTTCTGAACAACCCAGCGGATCTATCCTGGGATGACCAGAAGCTCGGTGAGTTCCTGTCTCAGTTCAAGAAGTCGAAGGATCCCAAGGTCAAGGAACTCTACGCACGATCAAAGCGCTGCGTCCATGGGTGCCTAGGCCCGGATCATGAAGTACTAACTCCCATGGGTTGGGTACGGTTAGATCAATATTCAGAAGGTACACCAGTTGCTCAATGGGATGCAGGTAAATTGTCCTTTGTTATTCCAAGCAAATTAACTAGAGTACCCAACCAAAATCCGAACATGCTAAAACTGCATGGTCGTAGCCTGTCTGCAGTAATGACGTTGGACCACAGACTCCCATTCAAATACTCTTATGAAGATGCCTGGAGAGAGGTAACAGCATCCACGCTTCCAAATCAAGGCCGGATACCAACAAGTGGAGTATTAGAAGGTATAGAGGAGATTGATCATGATTTTCTTCGTCTAGTAGTGGCGACACAAGCAGACGCAGCTATTGGCGGCGATGGCCGTTTTGGAATCGTATTTCATCTTACCAAGAGCCGAAAGATTACTAGGCTTGAAGAGATATTGGGAAGATTACACATAGGATACAGCAAAGTTTCTTGTGCATGCCACGATGCTGGTGTCAGGATTCGTATCGGCACGGAATGTGCCAACTTGGTGCTAGCTTGGTTGGATGGTAAAGAAAAGACATTCAATCTCTCCGCATTTCTTCGTCTTAGTAAGACTTGCAGAGAAGTTGTGATTGAGGAGCTGCCTTTGTGGGATGGCCACAGGGTGGAGAAAAAACGTTATGTTTACTTTACTACCAATAGGAGACAAGCCGATATAGTACAAACGCTAGCCACAACCATTGGTAAGCAAGCACTGCTTAGAATTGCGATAAAGGGCGAAGGACACTACGGAGATAAAGATTGTTACAGTGTATCCATGAATGTGCGTAAAGGAGCTGCCGTAGACCGTCTTGATAGATCGGAAATTCCATATACCGGTTTTGTTTATTGTCTAACAGTCCCATCCTCATACTTCATGATCAAGCACGATGATCGTATCTCTATCACAGGAAACACCAACTATGGAATGACGCCTCCAGGCATGCACGCCAACTATCCTGACACCTTCAAGACGGTGAAAGATGCTTCGAAGGTCCAGGACCTATACATGGCCGTCTGCCCCAAGCTTCACGAGTGGCAGAAGTCTCTCATCCAACGCGCTCATCGCTACGGCTACCTAGGCGGCGACGAGCACCCATTCAAGTACCGTCATTGGTTCTGGAATGTGATCAACCACAAGCGTATCACTAGACCTCAATTCCTAGCTGCACGGCGAAACGGTACCCAAGTCATAGAAAACGAATCAGGCTACTGGTCCGTACAGTACGGTGAAGACGCCAAACGTGCGATCGCCTTCTTCCCTCAGTCCACCGCTGGAGGCATTCTCAAAGAGACCATGCTTCATCTCTTCGACCCCGAGATTCCCGACACTTACATCGGTGACGTATACTACGGCAGGACCCCTCTCCGGATGCCGATTCATGACTCACTCGTCCTTGAGGTCCCATCTGCGAGGGCAGATTTCGTGCTCGAACGTCTCACCAAAGTGATGTCCACTCCGGTGAAGCAGCAACCGTGTCCTGAATCCTGGGGCATAGGCCAGACCGATGGCATCAAGATCGGCATCGAAGTCGAGATGGGTTCCAACTGGGCAGAGATGCGCGCTGTCGACATCAAGCAGTATGGAGGGTAGTGATGAAGGACTGGACAGGAATAGTTCTCTCGGTTCTGACTACCCTTGTCTTCTCTCTTGGTGGAGCTTAACTGGCTTTCATCAAGTCCACGGCTGCCCTCGAAGCTCAGAACCTGGCGCTTAAGGATGCTTTCTCGATTGTGCTGGATAACATTGAGGCTACGGATAACAGAGCCGAGAAGCTAGATGAACGCCTCAGAAGGATCGAGGAAAACACAGCAGCCATCATCCGAGAACTCGAACTGACCAGGCAACGTTGAAACTGGAGAATGACCGTGAATCATGCATTGGTAGTAAAGATGGCGCTCAAGTACCGTGAAGCCGTGCGTCAGGAGCACGAACTAGCGATTCGTTATTCGCAAGCACGGGAAGACGGCGAAACGCTCCGCAAAGAACGAGACGTGGCATGGATGAGGGCAGAGGAAGCCCGTAATGATCTCATTCAAGTAGTGGTTGGAGACATCGATGACGCGTTCAACGCCACGCTATTCGGAACTGTCCGGCCTCACTCCGGACTCAACTCGATCGATGCAATCGCAAAGCAGATCAAGAGTGAACCCGAATGGGACATAGCACGCGCTCTGGACGACGTGCAGGAGTCAACTCGTCCGAGGCAGAGGAGCAACAGAATATGACGAGTAGCCTACAAGTGGACAACCACAAACTGCGTACTCCGGTTGTGCATGGGCAGAAGCGCAAGCGCCCCGCATGGACTAACTGGAATTTCGAACTTCCAACACACAAACCTTCAACGCCTCAAGTGTGCTCCAATTGTGGTACTGTGGGCATTCCTCTTGCTCATTACATGAAGAAACGCTTCTGCACCTTTCAGTGTGGGAAAGCATATATGAAGAAGAGGCAAAATGCCAAAGAAGGCCAGGCGTCCTAGACTTCCTAAGGTCAAACGGATCAAGCTGGAGGAACAACTTATCCTCCAGGCAGCAGACCTCACACGTAGGGAAGCTAAAATCTTCGGGCGCTATCACAAGCATCTCCGCATCTGCAGGAACCAAATCAAGCGTGCAGCAGAGGTTCTCGCGGAAGAAGGTGTAGCACCGCCCGAGCTATTCCGTCAGATCCGTCTCGGTGTGACCCGTATAGAGAAGCAGGTCAACGTCGCACTGGACGTCTACATAGATCAGCATCCTTCTTCCAGGTGGATGCGTTCTGTTGGATTGGGCATCGAACAGTCGGTGATGATCTACACTCTGATCGATCCCGACAAGCTGACCACGCCTTCTAGTTTGTACCGATTCGCCGGTCTAGACCCCGCACAGATGAAGATCACCCCTAGAGAGACTTGGGAGGTGGTTAAATTCTTACGCGAGAAGTACGGTACGGAACTGGTCAACATAGGTACACTACGCGAGGTCTCCGCCCAGTTGCACCGTAATCCAGAGCAGATCATTTACGTCTCACGCATACGCCAGCGAGGAGGAGAGATCTCTTGGGGGCAACTGCACAAAGCTCTACGCACCCCCGGCTGGTGCAGAGAACTCAAAGAAGTCTTGTATCGCGCTGGCAAGGACATGAAGCGCAGTCGGTTTAACGGACCTGTATCTTCATACACTTCGATCTACCAGTACCGCAAGGCCTACGAGGACATGCGGAACACTCGTGGTGATCATTCTGATCGGGCCTACAAAATATTTCATGCTGGGCGCTTCGATAAAAACAGCAGGTCCTACGCTACTTACTCCAAGGGTATGCTTGCACAACGACACATTGACGTGCGAGCGCGCCGCTGGACGGTGAAGGTATTTCTCTCTCATGCATTCGAGGTTCTATACTATGAGAGACACGGAGTACGGCCAACAGTGAAGCCATACGTCCTTGATGTGCTTGGGAAGCGCCACGAGATCGTGTGTCCCAAGTGGCCGTTCAAAGGTGGAGTAGATGCATCATGAATGACTGGTTGCTAAACCTGGGTCCGCTCGGTTGGATGATCCTGGCCACCCTAGCAGTGCCTGTGTCCGCACTGATTTTCGTTACGACCTGGTGGCTCGCGGACCTTATCTTCGGTATAGAGCCTTTCCCATGAACGATTAAGACCTCAGCGGTGGGTCTAGCGGAGCCGACGAGAACCAAAGCCACATTGCTTATACGATCGGTCCTGAAAAGGACTAAAATCTAAGAGAGCGTGTTCTCGTTGGCTCCGCTTAGCTCATTCCCTTAGTTACTCGTGATACCTGGCTGGCTGGTCTCTTGCTGCACCGCCCAAAGATGCTGTTCTAGGACATAGTGACAGTAGTCGGACAAGGACCTGCGGCTTTCCAGTGCAAGGTCACCTAGACCCTTCTTCAGTACGTCTTCGATGCAGATCACTATCTTCGCATCACGGCTCTCTTTACCCTTGAGCGGTCTGCCTCTTTGACTCATTTATGGCCCCATTACTACAAACTGTTCTATGTCACAGCGAATCCAGACCTGTCGTAGCTCTCCCATCACTTCTGGCTTTGGGCCGGAATCGCTTGGGACTCGCTTGAAATCCTCAGCCTCAATCCACCCAGCTTTGACCTTACATGCCGGATCGATCAGTAGATAGAGAGGATCTTCTGGCATTGGTGTGATGACTTTCAAGATACCGTAGGCGAATAGGACAACTAGGAGTTTCATTTCGCTACCTTAATCACACCTGTTTTCAGTCCCATCGGGATCAGTGCATGGAAGTACAGAGACTCTACCTCAATGCCGAACCGCTCGCTCGCCCGTTTGCGCACAGCTGTAAGGACCTTCCTTGTGAAGTTAGGATCGCTCCTAATATCTGCTATGGTTCTCTGGCGCACAGCTTCAAATATCGCGCCACCCAGGGCATCTGATACAGCATCAGTTGCGTTCTCTACTTCCAGTAGGAACTTCCGAACATCAGACACAGAGTAGCCGATAACAGGAACAACATCTATAGCTACCCCATCTTGGGTCTCTAGTTGAATGTCATCAAGTGCCTGTGTCTCAAACACTATGTTGGTAGTAAGCTTGACCTCATCAATCCTGAATGGCCAGTGCCAAATGAGTCCAGGTCCTACTACAGTGTCTTCCTTTGCCTCCCCATGACGCAGTTTCCATCGTAGGATCGGATGGCGAATCCACCACCATCCTGGAGTCTTGCGCATTCTCGGTCTGCCCAACCGTAGCAAGGTCCCACGTTCATAGTATTGGAGGATCGTCCAGGGGAGAAAGAAGTTGACTGAATCTTTCAGTAGCTCTATGAGCGAACCGAAGAGATCTAGTCCTGTCATCTTTATCCCTCACGTACCAGTTCTAGGACCTCCGTATAGTTGTCTACACGCTCCCAGGCATTGTTCACCGTCAGACACTGCTTGTTCCATGGACGGGTCAGCAGGAATGATCTAGCGCCGCCATCAAGCTTGCATTGCATCGCGTTCTTCGGGTTGTCCTCGACGATGTACCGTGCACCGGATGCGCGTATTATCTTGACCTTGTCCACATGATGATCCACCAAATAGACCTCATCAAAAGGTAGCTGTGGGAAGTCACGAAGGGCGGCATCTCTGGCTAGGCTGCCAATGCCTTTCCACTGGGCTGGTCTGGTACTGATGGCGATCACACGGAATTCGAGATCCTTTAGGTCCTGGATGAAGTCGATCGCTCCTGGATAAGGAGTAGCGGGCTTATTCCAGACAGCTGTCCAGAAGTTGGCATCTAGCCCATTTGGTAGGCTCCAGATGTAGTCCCAGTCCCAATCAGTGACGTCATTCTCGAACAGATGGACTCCATACGTGTCGCGCACGTAATCAAGGGACCCGCCTATGATGTCCAGAACGACGCCATCGACGTCAAGTGCAAAGACTTCTTTCACGCAAGATTCCTTTCCCTTTAGATGACTTTCAACCAACGCAGCAGGCGGCAGAAGCTATGGCTACAGTAGCTGCGAACATTGGCTCGTAGCGCCAAGCAGTAAGCCATTATACCCGCTCAAAATTCTGAAAATAACCCCTGTCGAAAAAGTGTGCGAACTCCACTCGGAAGGTTACGATCGCTCCATCATCACCGATCTTGATCTCCGCGATGTGGTAACCAACCTCTGCAGGGATCAGCAACTTCCGCATGAAGATGCTCTGGTCACTCGTGCAAGCCGCAAGCACGCAGTGGATATTCCGTTCCAGGAAGTATCCCTGCTTGTGGTAGTGACCAATAAGCGCTACTTGAGGTTTTTCTCCGCCTTGTAATGAGGCGGCCCATTTCTGAGTCTTATACGATTTCGCGTACGCGGTTCCTCCACCAGGGTGCGTCATTCTCAGAATCGGACCCTGCGCGTGCTTCGAGATGTTCGGGGTGCGCAGTTCTACGTCACCCTCGATGTTGCCGGTGTAGACGAAGTCTTTGCGTCCGTTCTCTTCGAAGATCCTTTGCATGGCCTTTCCGACGTTCAAGCCGGTGGACCTGGCATACCAACCTTCGTGGCACTCACCCGTGACGTAGTAGGTGGTTATCCCCTTCTTCTGCGGATAGACCTTCGCCGCATACCTAACCTGTGCCTCAATCGATGGTCCTGAATCTGTCACAATTTCAAACGCATTGATGTGCGGCAAGTACCCATCAATGATGTTACCGGCATGATAGACAGTAGTGATCCCTTCTGCCTCGAAGTGTTCATACGCGGTGTTGAGGACGTCCAGACGCGAGGACTTGTTGCCCAGCTGATTGTCCGAGATCATTCCGACCTTGATCGTTCCTGCTTTCGAGATGCGCTCAAAGTGGTTGGTAAGCACCTTGCCAGGAGACGCTACCATCTCTCTGTTGACTATTCCATGTTCTTCTTGCAGGCTGATCTCATAACCTTCTTGCTCAAGCTCATAGATCGCTTGTGTCAATTCACCGTACGTGGTGTCCAACGCACGCAGAAGATCCAGGAGATGAAGCTGACCCTTGTTTTTGGTCTCCTTGAGGATCTTATCTTTCAGTTCTTTGTGAGGATCTTCAGGAATGAGAGGTGTAATGGCAGTGCGTGCTGCCTGTGGCGGTGCCTCCAGCGGGCGATCATCTAGCATCAAGCCCTTGATCTTGTTGTCCACCGAGTAGTAGGATCTTCCCAGCACCTCAGAGATGTACTTGTTACCCCTACCTTCCGCGATCAGCTTACTAAGCTTTGCCTCTTCTGCAGCAGTCCACTTGGTTCCAGCCATTAGTTCTCCTTCTCAGGAGTACCCTCCTCATTCCCGACTCTGAGAATGTTAAGGGCACGCCTTATCGCATCCATTGCCTGGTTTGCGCTGCCGTCCTGACCTTTCTCTAGGATCTCTTCGACCCTATTCAGCTGTGGTGCCAGTACACCCACATAGCTGACGAAATCGAGAACCTCATCTACCAGGAAGTCCGTCGTTCTCTTCCTCCAGAGCCGTCCACCGTGCTCACGTTGACCCTTCATGTACTTCTCTTCCCAGGCAGCGCGGAAGGTGTCCATGAGCACTTCCATGTGCTCTTCGGGGGTTTCGATTTGATCCAAGCCAACTATGTCACCGAGCGTTGTTTTCACGTTCTTTTCCTTTTTCGTCAACCCAATTCTCGAAGGCCTTGATGATCCCCTTGAGGAGGCGTGTAAGTTGTTTCAGAAAGCTGACTGTAACTGGACTCATGTCTGTTTTACGGCACCTGATCCAGATTGTGGACAATGAGGTCCACCCGCTTCTTGCCTTGCAGATCTGTAGCCATCCTAGTGAACTCAAACAAAGCTCTGTGGATCTCCCTCTCATTGTCCGCATCTGCGATCAGTATCTCAGTGTCCTCAGGCTGTACGGTCCATGTGAGTAGCCCAGCGGCGCTTATCACTACATCATTAGCGTTCTTGACGTCCTGAGCATCACGCAAGTTCACGATGAGCCCAGTCTTAGGAATGTACAGCGTAAGTGTGATCGTATTCAGATTGGCCAGTGTCAGGTTGGTACCATCAGAATCCTTTAGCTGTGCTGTAAGGATAGGAGTGGTGTCTTCGAGGACGTCGAAGTCAGGAATCGAGATTGGAGAGTTTGCATCGTTTATGGTTGTCGCCATGGATTTTACTCCGGTAGCATCTCTATATCTTCAAGGGTGAGTTGGATGACGTCGGCGTCTTCCAAGGTGAGTTCGGTAACGGAGATGTCTTCTAGCTCTATGGCCATAACTCCCTCCGGTGTAGGATTATACCCCGCACCTTCATCAATCTAGCGAAAAAACATTGTGTTGATGTTGATGTTTGATCTACTTGATCGCAGCATGGATCGCTGGGAATCCGTTGGCGATCACCTTCAGCGCACCGTCCGCCTTCCTGATACCGTAGTTGTCTAACGGCTCATTCGGGTCAGGGCCGTCATTGATCTGATACCAGGTAATCGCGGAGACATTCGTTTCTTTGGCCCACCAGCCGTATTCCCAGGCAGCGAATTGAAGCTGCTCGGCCTCTCCAACGCGGAAGTTCTCCTTGGTGAAACAGAGTGGAAACGGCTTACTCCGACGTTGAGCTTGGCTATAACCGGTCTCAGTAAGCCAGAATTCACGCTGGACAGCTCCGTCACTCACAGCCAGGACAAAGCTCGCAAACTCGTCTCCGCGGTCCTTGTAGGGCTTGTGTGTCCCATGGTGATTACCTGCAGGGTATCTATGGAGGGACACGGCGTAATCCGAAGCCTTCTTCTTGATAGGTATAAACAATCTCCGAGCATAACCCTGCTCAGTCGGCCCCAGGTTGGATACCGATGGAGTCAGAATCGTGATGTTCTTTGCCCACTTTCTGATGAGCGGAACGGCCTTACAGAACGTCTCACCAAGCTCTTCTGGATTCGCACGCCACATATCACTGAAGATGTTTGGCTCGTTGCAGAACTCCAGCGCTACTCCAGGCCGATCGAACCCATACTCTGCAACCATGTTGGCCACCGTTTCGGTGAAGTCCAACATGTCATTGATATCAGGGTTGTCCTCCTCGAAAGGCAGGAGGAAGAGGAGAGAAGCTAGTTCCGGAACCTGTTGATAGGTCTGCAGCACCATCCTAATGTGAGACCAGTCGTGCTTCATTCTGATGTCCTGCCGAGTTCCATCGAACCCAAGCGAAGACACCCAACGCAGCACACCTGCATCAGGACTGTCGATACTGCAATTCAGATAGCTTCTCATCCCTCTTCCACCGTTACTGTTCCTACGCTTGGTAGGTCAGCTAAGTCTTGTTTTCGACCTTAGAAGCCGTACAGAACTGCAAACGACATCGGACGGTTCTCTTCGATGAAACGTATCTCGAATCGAAGCTGCCCCGGGCCGATCTTGCCTAGCCGGTAACCAGTAACGATCCGTACGTCGAAGTTCGCATCCGCCCCACCGTCATTGGTGCTTTGGAGTAGCTTCAGGTCGCTTCCACCGTAGAGTCGTCCACTCGTTCCAGGTACTGTCGCTCTGTTGAGGCTCCATACTTGATATTGAAGTGTGTCACTGCCAAGCTGAACTTCCACGCCTACACCAGAAGTCGAATCGAATAGATCGACGCTGAGAACATCGACGTGTCCGGCGACGAACTGAGCATCTTGGCTGAAGGTCTCGCTCTCTTCAGCGAGCATCGATCCGTAGCCGACTGCGTATTCAGCGGTGAATTCGAGGAACGGATCTGGTGCAACCACAACCGGTTCTTGTGCGAAAGTACTTGCAGCTAGCAGCATGATCGCAACTGCGATCGTCAGCATCTTCTTCATCTTCTTTGTCTCCTATGTAGGTGTACGATCTGTTCGTACAACCTTCTGAACGTTTCCAACCACAGTTTGCCTGGGGCATCAGGTCTCAGTGGTGCCTCGACAAACACTCTCACACCATTCCGCTTAGTCGGTATGGTGAGTCTCAAGAAACTTCTGCGATCTCCTCTATTGATGAACTGGAGATCTAGTTCACCTTGTCCGAACTCGACTGGAGGCAATTTTCAGATCCTATCTTGATGATCAGCTGCATGTTCCTGTCAGCGTGCCACAGCATCATATTGAACTCTTTGAAGAACGCTTTGGTAGAGAACTGATGCTCTCTCATGTACCAGTTCTGCAACGCCCGCCAATCATCCTCATTCCACGCTGCTGTGTCCAAATCGCGCAAAGGTGCTAGCTTGATCGGCTTGTTGGAGAACCCAGCAGGACTCACCCACAGGTTCTTTATGAATACGGCACCGCTTTTTCCATGCCCACGTACCTGGACAATGTAGCGTGTCTGTGCCATGTCCCCGAGCAGGTCATAGACACCGTAGTTCCTTTCAGCTGTTATAGGATCGAATGTCCATTGGATGATCAGTAGCTCGTTGTTAGCTTCCTGCCAAAGATCCAGGCTACCGTCTTCTTTGATCCTAGCTACCTGTACTCTGTCAATTTGTACACCGCAAGGACGGAAGTTCAGCCACACAGACCAGACAGGTTCTTTCTCGCTTCATGTTGAGTGGACTTCTTCTCTTCTGCCAAGGTGCTACCCGCCAGTGACGCCACTAGCACAAGGGATAGCACCCTGAGCATTTATACCTCTTCTGCGTCCGCCACAAGCTTCCTGAAGAAGTCCATATCTAGATCAGGACATGTCTTACCATCGAACAGTTCAAAGTGTCCTACGATTTGTGTAACCTTGTGGAACTTCTTTTTCAGTTCCAGGCACAGATCACGAGCAGCCTCAATCTGTTTGGCAGAGTACGCGCCCTTCTTTCCTACCAGGGCAACACCAGCCGTGTGCCAGTTGTGTCCCTCTACGTGTGCACCACAGAAGACAGTCGGCCTTCCCAAGTGTACCTTGCCGTCGGATTCCAGATCAGGCTTCTTGGTCTCCCACCGATACACCGTCGGGAAGCAGTTGGTGATCAGATAATGGTATCCAATCGTCTCCCAGCTGCGGTCCTTGTGCCACTTAGTTACCAGTGCCACGTCACCAAAGTCAGATACAGTAATGTGAATGACTATGGTGTCTACCTTGTCCGGATCTAGTGGAGTCATCGGCTTAGATCAGGTTGTTGTCGCGCTTCAGCATCACACCGAGGTCGATGAGCTTGCTTGCGAACTGTTCCTTCGTTCCGCCTGCCAGATAGGACCACAGCTTCATGGAAGGCTGTAGAATCTGGAACGCCACTGCAGCATCTGCAGTATTTAGCCCATCCGCCACCGCTACAGATACAGCCTCGTACACCTTGTCAGCGTTCTCAGCTGCATCATGCTCTTCTGGACTCCAGTTAACCTTGCTCTCGTCATATGCCATTGTCGTTTCCTCCGTTACTCGACACCGAGCTTTCCTTTGATCTTTCCAAGGTCACTATGAACCTTGTCGAATCGTGCATTGGTTTCTTTCTTGTGTGCCTGAAGATCCTCATGGACGATTTCCACCAACTGTGATGTGGTCCGACCTGGATTCTTGCTTCCAGTTAGAGTTGAATCTCCATTGGACCAGTCTTCTTCAAGCCGCTTCTCTACACGAGTTCTGTGCTTGAGGTCTGTACGCGACTTCCACCAAGTTCGTATCGCCCATGTAGCGATAGACAGAATCGTTGCCCAGATACCGAACTCATTCGGCTCGTTTAAGGCGCTCGGTAGCAGATCCACTACTGTTGCTTGTGCTGCTTGTGCTTGAAATAGGATCCACATGGTAATCTCCTTAGAACGCGTACGCCCTTTCAGTGAACAACTCTCTCAACATCAATTCACGTTCTTCACGCAGCACCATCGCCGGATAGACCCTGATACCGTACTGGCGCATGAGCTTCCTATACACCATGACGTCGAAGATCTTGTACCATTCCTTCGATTCATGGAAGAGATTAAGTCCCTTTAGACCAGCTAGGATCAGTGGTGGCAACCACGAGCATCCGAGAATGTCTTGAGATGCTCCAGCACCTGTGTACGTGATGTGCAACTGTTGAAACCAAACGTTCACACCGCTGCCCCCTCCATCGTAAATCTCGCCGACTTCGATGGCGTCCACGTTTGGCTGCGTCCAGGCTGCGAGGTTGGGGTCCAGAGCGAACACGTCGAAGAATCTGTCAGGTGGGGAGTTGGCACTGGCAATTCGTGCGGGACCAAAGATTTGTGCAGGGGTGACGGAATCGCGCACCAGCGGACGCCACTGAGCACCTATAGCACCACCGGCACGCCTCACCAAGGTCTCGACCTGGAACTGAATGATCACTCCGCCCCTGACGTCGCTCGGGAGGTCCGTCCAGGTGTACGTCTGCGCTGTCCCAGGAATGCCGGAGGTTATGCAGCTTATCGGGTAGTCATCGGTGTTGACCGCGATTACCTCGGTAGGGCCAAGCAGCAGTAGCCAAGACGTGTGGAAGCCCTCGGCAACTGCGATCAAATTTGCAATTGGCATTTAATTCACCATCGCAAAGTCGGCGAAGATCTCCTGTGCACGGAGCCACGTCTTGTACCGAATGTAAGCGTTTAGGTCGTTACCGACGATCGTCGATCCAACCTGGGTGATCTGAGTTCTGAGTCTCTGTCCAGCTGCAATAGCCCCACTACCGAAGTAACCATTGAAGCAGCGACTATTGTAGGTACTATCCGGTGCGGTACCGCCAGTGAAACCAGCGATCGCAACCGTTGGAAGCACTGTGAACATGGAAGTGAAAGCCGCACCGTCCCATTGGCGGACATCACAGATAGCCGCAGCACCAGTCGGAGCAGTGAACATCGAAAGCTGTACATGTTCTACGATGAAAGCTCTCTGTGGGAAGTAGTCATCCACACGCCCAACGAAGATGTCTCCACGGCGAGCATGAACGATCGTTCCCCTTGCGGATACCGGCATAACGAATCGGTCCGGCTTGATATCACTGAAGAGGAACACCGCACCGCTGAAGATCGCGTTACCTGCGGCCTCAACGCGCAGTTGCAGTTCAAGGTTGGTTGCTGCAAGGTCCACTACGCGCTCAACGGACAGGAACTCGAAGACACCACTACCAGTGTGGAAGGAAGAATCTGTGGTTCCAGCACCATCAGCGATTCGCACGCGAGCAATGCCAGCCGTGGAGGTCTTCACGAAACAACCAGCCGTCACGACACGTCCATCAAAGAACGGATTGTAGCCAAGTGTATCCAGAATCGACTGCGCAAGTACCGCTGGAGCCGCACCGAACGTTACCAGAGCAGACATGTCTCCTACAGCCACATTTGCAGCTAGCGTCTGCCTAGCGATAGCCGCGCCTCCCCCAGACAGCCTCCAGGTCGACGGCACGAGGGCATCAGTACTCGGCCAGCACTCGAACAACGGATCCTGCAACAGATTCACCGAGGCCATATGCCGACGCGTCGCGAGGAAGTTCGCACGCATATCTCCGGAGACCAGCAGCGAGCTAGTAGCCGGATTTGCTTCGTTGAAGGACATGTTAAACTCCTACGGAACAGTACAGTCCGTACGGGTTCATGACTCCCGCGCTCGCGTTTCCCGCCACCACCAAGCCAACGGCCTGGAACAATCCTCTTTGTGTAACCATGTGGGTATTTCCTCTCAGCTCCTGAATTATAGGCGTAAACTGTTGATAGTCAAGTACCAAATCTCACTCATTATCAGTGAGTTCCAGGTTAACCCGGCCTGTTTGCGGTTGCTTCCTTATCGAGACAATCCGCTGGATCGAGTTCTGAATGGTGCCATCGATGCCCAAAGCGTTGTTTCTGGAGAAGTCGATCTTGTCTCCGACATCCAACCTGATGTACTTTCCACCGAGCAGGTTGACCGTGATCTTCCGCGGTGCAGTATTTGCAAGCTCCAGGAACGAAACAGCACGTATTAAGGCATCATCGCTACGCTTCAAGAAAGTGTTGAACGTACGGCTGTCCGGACGCCCGAGACGGATGACCACACTGGGATCTGTTTGCTCGTTCACCAAGTACTTGTTGGTTGTCGGGTCCTGATCATATGCGATTCGAATCGTCTGGTAGATGTCCTGCACGTTGTATTCACCAACGAACTGCTGAATCTCCTTGTCGTCTGCGGTGAGCAGCTGACCCGGTCCTATCGCCGTAATGTTGACCTTGTAGAACACCTTTCCATCTGCGTCAACAACGATACTGGCTTCGTTTGAAGCTTCAAGACCATCGAAGATGTCCTTGGTTGAATCGAAGGCGTTAAGGTATATAGCCATTTCTTCTGGTGCATTAGCTCGTGCATCCAAGAAGGAATCCTCATCGATCAGCGTTGTCGACTTCTTCATGTAGTTCCGAAGAACCACGCGGAGAATATCCGCACCGATGGTGATCAGCTGCTCCGGAACGCCTGTGAAAGAGCCTTGTATGTCATCCAAGAATCCGTGAGCATCTACCCTGAGAATGTGGTTCTCATCTGCGCTATCGAACACAGACTCACTCGACGAGTAAGTAGTAGCACCAGTCAGGTCCGCACTTGGGTTGAATCCAATAGTCTTCCAGATAGACGTAGCAGCACTGGTACCAGTCTTTATTAGTAGAGCCAATGTTACAGACGTCGTCGAGATCGTGAAGAAGTGCGTAGTATTGCTGTACGTCACAGTGACGATCCCAGGAGCCACTGCGTCCATCTTCGTCTGAAGTTCTGCCGCAAGTGCCCTAGCTGTGTATAGTCCAGAGGTCACCGTAGCCAACTCCACAGCACCACCACCATCATTGAAGTCAACCAGATTGTTCGTGTTGTCGATGAGGATTGGTTGAACGTCGGAGATGACGGTGAACTGCGCCATATCCAGATCCTCTGTGTAATCTGTTCCTAGTGTGAGCAGGATTCTGTTTGCAATGACTTGTCCAGTTGCAGAAGCAGAATCCAAGTAAGAATAGACCGCATCTATAGCTTGGATCTTGTTGGGAGCGTCGGTTATGTCGGCGATCTCATACATTCCGTACCCAGTCGTAGGATCTCCTACTATTCTAGCTGGAGTGATGTTGCTCTTCTCTCCAAAGAAGAGCGGACGAGGTTCCCCCTCTAGATCCGGGTTCATTGTTGGAAACTCAGTGATAGCGTACTGCTTCAGAGGCAATGTGCTGTGGAAGAAGGATCTCAAGTCTTGTAGATCCGTTCTGAAGTCCGCATCTTCTACTTCCTGCCCCTGGATCAATCCAGTGAAGGCACGCTCGAAATTCTCCAACAGGATCTCCTGTGACGTATCATCCTGATGCTGTGGTGGGAATTCTCCGCCGTACATCACGATACAGTTCTGGTTCATCCATTCCAGTTCGGGCAACAATGCGTAGAAGTAGTTGTTGGCGTTGATGAGCTTCACAGATCCTACACCGATGTTCTTCCGCCCAAAGAAGATGTCGTGTGAACCTACACGTGTCTCAGGGATAGCCGATGGTTGGACTCGCGGCTCGTAGTAGTCGTACGACCAGATTCTCCGTACGTCCGTATCATCCCAGCACACTTCTCCATTCGTCGCACCACCAGAGGCTCTGATCATGAACTCTAGAGTGTCATCAAATGCCATGAAGTCGAATGAGAATCTGCGCCACGCTTCTCCAGTAGACCGAAGATTGATGTACACTGTAGAACCTATTGCGGTGGTTCTACCATCCAAGTAGATCGAATCCCCAGGACCAGCGAAGCTGCTAGAGATCGAAATCTGGGCTGTGCCACCACCGCCTGTTCTATAGGCTCCGTAGTACCTGTAGATCTTCCCAGGTGTGAACCCGTTGAAAATCGTCTGCTTTACGCTGATGATGTTTCCGGCAAGAACACTCATGCACAGAGCAGAACTACCTTCTCTGAATTCGGTAGTGTCTTGGAATAGTGCTTGAAGAAGCTCATCCCACTCAACCAAGCTGTCCCACGTAGATAGACCGTCATCCCACTCAGTGAACCCGGTACCTTCTACGATGTCCCAAAACTCTGCTTGATCACCAACGAACGACTCAAAGCCTCCATTGAGAAGTTTGGACGGGCCGAACCGCGGTTGTACCATTCCCTTCGGGGCGAAGTTGAAGGAATGCACAGCAACGATGGTGGTGTTGTCTGGGTTAGCCCCACCAGTGAGATGCACATACAGAAGTGAGTACTGATCCCACTGATGAGTGGAATCCCATTGAGAAATCCCGTCGTCCCACAGCAGTACACCCTGCGTGAACAACTCTTCAGGATCATAGAAGTACGTACCCTCAGTCGCTCGGCATTTGGCAGCCGTTTCAACACGCACGAGAGATGGATCAATCAAACTCTTGACGTCAACAATGTCTCGCCGGATCCCATCAAAGACAAATTCGACGAAGGAGATATAGGCACCATCTACGTCAGGTGACCACTCTGTAATCTCTCGTACTGGTTGCATCTCCACGACTACTGTACGTTCCGCGTGGGTTGCGTCGAGCAGATCGACGAAGTCCCGCATGCGATCACGGAGTCCCATCGCTCCATGACCTTTGTTATCGTGGTGGAATGCGAGCATTACCCAAGGACCTCAGCCATATCTGTGCTGAATCTCCAGTGTGACGGTGCCTGGAAGACGCGTTGCATTGGTGTACCAAGGATGACGTAGAGAGTGTTCTGGATATCCACGTCAGGTTCGAATGCCATGAAGAATGGTCGGCCCACCTGGACAAGCTCAGCGAAGTCGATGAAGATCTCCTTATCTGCCTCGGTCTCTCCAAGCCACTGCAACGGGTATTCCCTGCTTGTCTTGCGTACATGCTGGAACGTCGCACCCTGCTCCGCCCTTTCCACCACCGATAGTTCAGCCCTGTCCTCAGTAAACGCGGCGGAGTAGCCATTCTCAGGTTCGAAGTAGCTTCCTATGTAAGGCACTCCAAGCTCAGTGAACCCATCGGGATTCTGTACATCGTCAATCACCATTCTCCAATAGCGGAAGGTCTGTGCCGTTGTGAGAAAGGCGATATGTTTCACAAAAGTGTCGGTGTCCTCAGTGAGCGCCTGATTGAACGTCGGAGCGGTCCACACATCAGTAGCGTTTCCTTGTAGACGTACATCTGCTCCAGAGATGAAGTTGCCGTCAAAGGCAATCGCGACCAATACTGTCATAGCCGTTTGTAGATCGTACTTGATCCATTCTCTAGAATGGTACGAGGCAAAATCAGCTAGATAGCTAGCTGCACCGGTATCGTCAGCTGATATGTCAAATCCGATATCGATTCCGGCGGAGAAGGACGTCGCATTCGGACCAGTAAACCAACGAAGCTCGAAGACACCAGATGCAGCGATCGTGAACTTGTTCGTGACCCCACTGTAGGTAACGGTGTAAGTGAGCGCACCTATTGCGTCAAGCTGTATCTTGATCTCCGCCGCTAACAGTGCACCAGTAGCATAACTACCAGATGTCAATGTCGCAGTAAGCGTAGGCCCACCTTCGCTGAAATCAATCTTGTTGTTCAGCTCAGAGTTGATGTTCCACCCGAGGTCAGATCTCCAACGCTTAGATCTCAGAGGATCTATGAGGAACGTCTTTGGATGCTGCAGCTGCTCCGAACTCACGAAGACGAATGTATCGTCCAGAAGTGTGAAGTTCTCGAACAGGATCCTTCCGCATGCCATGTTGCTTCTCCTTAACCGAACGAGTTCACAGCATCGGGATGGATACGCACATCCCCTGTTCTGCTCAAGTCACCGATGATCTTACCGATGGTCTTGCCGTCGATCTGTAGGATGACGCCACCACCGTTGCCCCCGCCGCCGCCGCCACGTCCACCACCAGGAGTGATCTCGACACGTTCTGTACCACTCTCACCAGCGAGGAAGGAAGTAGGCTCATGAACGGTCATAGCGAGACCGAACTGACCACCGTGTGGTCCACCACCATCACCGCCACCAGCATTGGCAGCACCGGCAGCTGATGCAGCCTCACCTGCTGCCTGTGCAAGTGCATTGAATCCAGCAACCGCACCGAATGCAGTTTCACCAAGGCTCATGACTGAGTTAACAGCCATCTCCGTGGACATGACCACACTCTGGAAGTCGAGTGCAACTTGGTCCTTCAACTCGGTCATCTGAGTCTCAATACCAGTTGCAGCCGTTATCCACTGTGCCTTGGTCTCTTCAGCAGCAGCAGTCGTTGCTGCAGTAGCCTCTTCTGACGCAACCTTTGTGCTATCAGCGAATTCTTTACTAGCCTCGCTTGCACCTGTAGCCATGGAATCAAAGGCCGCAGATGTATCATCAGCCAATTGGTTCATGGCCTCACCTACAGTTTCAGGAAGCTCCTCACCGAACGCAGTTCTGAGCCGCTCACCGGTCTCAACAGCCTTCCCACCGATTCCACCCAGAGCTTCTTGGGTTACGCCGAGCTGAATTGCGATGAGCCCCAACACGTCGACCATCTGCTGCATGGGATCCGTCTTGAATCCTATACCTGCAGCTTCAGCCTGATCGATCAAGGCCTGGGTGTTAGCATCAATCTCAAACCCGAATGTCTGACTTGCGTTGATCACTTCCTGCAGGAACGGAGCCATCTGCTGTAGAGCTTCATTAGAAGTCAAACCGGCAGCAACCAATTGATCGAACGCGGCACTACCCTGCTGTTGGAACGCGGTGAACGTGTCAGCAGTCAAGAACCCAGCATTGCCAAGTCCGGTCATAGCGTCTTTCAATCCTTGCACGCCTTCTAGCAGCGGTCCGAATTTAGGATCTGCTGCCATCTCGAAGAATCTTTCCACGCCACCGAAGTCGATCGAGGTACCGAAGTCCTGGAACTTCGCTTTCATTTCCGCGAAGGCCGGGCCGAAGACATCGACTGCCGCCGCCAAGCCCTCCGTTTCCAGCGTGGCAAAGAATGCGGCTGCGAAAATAGTAGCCTGCGCGTTGGCATCTTCGGGGGTCGCGACCTGGATGCCGCCGAATATCTTCTCTCCCTCTTTTCCTTCCACATCCATCGACTGTCCGATAATCGCTGATACACCTTCCGCAGCTTGTGCAAGCTGTTCACTAACGAATGCCATGATCTCAGGAACCTCTTGTCCCAGTTCCCGAGCACGCACCACGATCTGTAGAAGCGCCGCATCAGCAAGACCACCCGCCGCGGTAGCCTCTTCAGCCATCAGACCGAAGACCTCTCCCACCTGTGCCAAGCCTTCAGCAGCTGGGATCGCCCCCATCTCAATGGCGTTCTGTAGATCACCTACAGCATCAGCAGCCTTCTGCATGCCAAATTCAGCGATACCACCAGCTTCCCCGATGATGTCACCGAGGTGGAGGAGGTTTGCCTCAAACCTGCCTAGATCAAGTTCATCGGCGGTTGCTTCGATGGCCTTTGCAAGCTCTTCGGAGATCTCAACCCCGAAGTCCCGCATGACCTCGTCGGCGATCTTCTCACTCTCAGTCTTGAAGATGGCTCTGACGATACCCATAGCAGCACCAGCAGCAGCACCAAGAGCCTTACCCCAGGCCTCGCCGACAGGACCGAACATTGCTCCGATCTGCCCACCGATCTCCATCCCAGCCATAGCACCGCCGATAACACCAGCAATGCCACCAGCACCAGAAGCACTCCATACAGTGGCCGCACCCTGTACCATGGCAGCACCGAACGCAATACCAGCGGACAAGCCTTGCTTGGACATCAGTCCTTCATCGCTTAACTTGACCTCCTTGAGTTTGAGGAATGTAGATTTTATCTGTGAACCGGCTAGATTTGCCGCAGCAAGCCCACCTAGAATCTTGCCAATCGAGGAGTTAGCATCCATGCCAAGGACTTCGAAGACAGCAGAGAGAGCTTTGATGTTCTCTTGGAACATTTTGGTTTCTTCATCAGCCGCTTTAATCTGCTCCGCAATTGCGTTTCTCTGTGCTGCTAACGGATCTCCGATACCTGCAGGCAGCGTTGGGATTGGCATGTCTGCTGGTGCACCTGCGTCCAAGCCAGCAAGGAAGTCTTTTGTTCCAATGTCAAGCAACTCATCCATTGGAGTACGCATACCCTCCATGATGCCGATGAGGTCCTTGTAAGCCTTACCAGTGTCGAATGCGGCAAGCTTCTGATCGACCCACATGGAAATGAGTTTCTGTCCAGCGGGTTCGATCTGCTGACCGCTGACTTCGGCCTGTCTGATCAGCTCGGTGGTTATCTTATCAAGGCCTTCTTTGGTGAACTCTGCTCCGCTCTTCGTAGCCTCTGCCAAAGCCTTCTGATATTTGGCGAACTCAGTGACAGCAGCACCGACAGTAAGTGCCTTGAAGGACTCGACAAGCTTCTTGTGTTCTTCGACGAGTTCCTTTGTAGCTTTCTTAGCTACATCAGCTGCCTTAGCGGACTCCATCATGGCCCTTGCCTGTTCAAGGACCTCTGGCGTAAACTCAGCAGAACGCTCAGTTAGTTCCTTCACACTAACGCCGAGGAACTTGGCTACTTCAGCGAATTCTTTACTAGCTTTGCTATCCGCAAGGATTGACTGAAGGAACACCTCTCCTGACACTGCAGCTGTTTTGATAGTTTCAGCCTGATTCTTA